ATTACTTTTGAAAGTCTATTTTCATAATCCTTTTTAGTTATATTTGTATCTTTATCACATTTTAATGCTGGTTTTATGACACAACCATATGTTCCTTCTCCAACTATTTCATTTTTCATAATATATATTATAGTATGAAATTAATTTATAATTCTTTAAAATATATTTGATTTCTCACGCCAAAGTATTTATTTCCTTCCTTCATAAAATAAAAAACATTATACTCATCTATATTTTCTTTAACTAAGTCTAAATCTTCTTTTGCCTCAGTAATAACAGGAATATCTTTTTTCACAAATAAAGCATATGATTTAATATTTTCTATATTATCTTTACTGATTGGGTCTTGCGAAAAAACATAAATATAATCAAATTCTTCGTGCTGTATTTTTTCATTTACAAGTGTTATTTCTTCCACTTTATCTTCATAATACATATTTCTATATTTTTCTTCTTTTTCTTCACATATATATGCTCTAATGGGAATTTGTATATTAGTGTTATCTAATTCTTTAATATATTGAAGAAATGAATTTTGATAAAATAAATTAGTTATATTACTGTTTATTGGATGGTGATGCTTATTTTCTATTATATCACTAATCAATAGTCTTTCAAACCCCTTTTTATCTTTTAAATCTAAATCGTATGTTTCAGGTAAATCAATATTTGTGCAATCAAAGAATATAAATAAATCCTCGTTCTCTTGTAAAAATCCTCTATACATCTTAGAGGAATCTTCTCCTTTATATTTTGTAACATTTTTGAAAAAATCAAATATTTGTTCTTTAAATACAGAATGAATATTTGATTCATCGTCGTTTGGTTCTGGTTTTTCTTCTTCCTCGTCTTTTTCCTCCTCTTCTTTCTCTTTATCATCGGTTTTATCATCACCGCCTTGTTGTTTATCCTTTGAAAAAGATAAAAAGTTCATAAAAGAAAAGGGTTCTTTTTCAGATTTTACTTTAATTTCTTTTTTTTCTCCCTCATTATCATTTTCAAATTTTGATTTATCTAGAATAGCCTTAGGAAATTCAAGTTCATTATTTTTTATAAAATAATATTGTATAAATGGTTGTGTTGTATCATCTATAAATTGATATAAACTAAGATGTAAGTTATAATTAACTTCATTATTATACATAAATACTTGATTCAATATATCATCATCTAAATATTTATATTGGTTCTCATCATTATCTACTTCTTCTGTCTGCTCTTGATATTTAAAATCATCAACTTCTATACTAGTTGTATCAATTACTTCTTGATGATGAATCTTGGGAACTTTATTCATAAAATTTTCAATTAAAAAATTTCTTAATGGTATATTTTGAAGAGACATATATACATACTACATAAAATGTTTTCAATATATTTATCTTATAAAAAATTGATTTAAAATAATTATTATGTATATAGTAATTAATCAAGATGGCTGCAGTAATTATGAATGATCAAGTGTTTCATCTGGAAGATGAGTATGTTAATCCAGAGCTATATGCTAGTGAATATGATGGAGAAGGTTGGATAACTGTTGGTGATATGGTAGAAGATACTATATCTAGAAATGATGACAATGTTTCTATTAATTCCAGAAAAAAAAGAGTTAGAAGAGCCATTGAAGAGGTCAAGAAGATGGACCCTGGTTATAACGCAGTATTAGATAAAACTGGTGAAAAGGTATTTGAATTTTACGAGACTGCTTGTCACCCAGGTGCTAGAATTAGAGATGCTATTACTGGTATTCGTGATGAAGTTGGTTGTGGAACCATTTTTGAGGAGCTTTATTTTAAGGTAGCTTATTGTGGTAACCACGGTAAAGGACAAATTCTATTCTTCTCTAGTCCTGATGATTATGAAAGATATTTTGGACACACTATTGATACCGAACACAAACAAAGATGGCTAGAGAAGAAGAACGCAGCACTAAAGATTATTAATAAGTAAATAAAGAAATACATATATTTATATTAACATGAAACTTTTCCTTTTATTATTTCTATCAAAATTTACTAAAAAAATAGATACAAAAATAAACTATTTTTTTACTTCAGATAGTATTGAATATAATGTATCTAATAGTTTAGATAAACAACTGAGTGAAAACGATTATTTAAGTGGAACTTTAAACACCGGTTTGAATTTAAAAGAAAAAGAAAATAAAACAGAAGAATTATTAGAAATGGAAAGAATTCAAGACATTTTTTATAAACATTTTTTATTACAACAGTTATTAGCAAATATTTCAATATTTGATAAAAAAAATATAGTAGATAAATATGATTTATGTCCTACAAAAGAAGTTGATATAACCGCAGGTGGATTACTAGACGATTGGGAATTTCCTGAATTTTAAGAATTATTAATATATAAATAATATTTATATATTATAAGTAAAATGAGTGATGCCCCTATACCATTTATAGCATATTTTTTTATTACAGTTACTGCTGGAACTTTAGCTTATGCTACATATACTGATGTTGGTGATAATCAAGGAACTGTAACGGAAAGTAAACAAGAAGATTCAAAAGAAGATAATCAAGAATTATCAAATACAAATGAAGAAGAAACGAAGAAAGATGAATCTGAAGAAAAAACAAATATAGAAACTGAAGAACAAAATCAACCACCAGTAGAACAACAAGGTGTTATGCCCAATATGTTACAAGGTCCTCCTCCTGTTGTTGAAGCACAACCTATAGAAAGTAATAATGTACAACCTCAAAATGAATCCATACAATCTCTATCTAATCCTTTTCAAAAAGAACAAGATAATGAACCAAAAAAACAAGAAAATAAAAGTATATTTAATGGTTTTGGTTTCGGCACTAAAAAGGGAGGAAAAAGTAAGAAAAACAAATCTAAGAAGGATGCAAATAAAAAAAAGATAAATTCATCCAAAAAGAATAAAAAAGATGTTGCATTTGAAGGTAATTACAAAAATATTAAAGAAATGAGAAAGTTATTACACGAGTATAAAAAAAGCCTAAAATAAATTGAAAAATTGATTATATTTTATTATTTTATTATAAAATAATAATAAATGACTATCACCTACTGTAATAATTTAGACGAACTACTTTTAAAGTTAATTCGTATTGATAAAGATGATATTGATTTCTTTTATATGTCTATTGGAAGTAAATTAAATGAACCGGTTATTCATTTAAGAAATGAAAAAAAAATATCTAATGCATGTTATCAAATGATTCCTCAATGTTTAAGAAATCCTCATACTGAAAAAATGAAAATAGTTATTATTCTAGATTCATTTACTTGTGAGAAAAGTATTAAATTAAATAAAACTATTCTAATGGAAAATGAAACTTCATTAACAAATATTTTTATGGTAAATTATAATATTAATTCTCAAAATGTTAATCTATTTGGTTTATTTATAAAAAGTTGTATTGATTTATATTCCTTTTTAGATCAAAAAACATTTATGATATGTAATTTTATTAAATTTATGAATGAGCCAAATCTATTAGAGAAAGAAAGTGAAAAAATAATTGATGCAGAGATTCTGAAAATATTAAGAAATACTAAATTTGATAATAGCTATTATATATGGTTTGGATATAATAATAAACTTTATAATTTTATATTTAATAAAAAACACTTTAGTAACTTAATGAATCATTATGCAAATATTAAAAAATTAGAATCCTATATTCAAACAATTGAGTATGATGAAGAATATATAAAAATATCAAAAAATGTATATGATTTAACTGATTTTGATAATGCTCATGTAAATGGTCCGCCTTCTTTGTATGATAAATTCTTTATATAGAAGCCAAACATCTATCAAAAAATTGTTTTAATTGTTCCTTATCAGCACCAATTAATACATCATCTGGAATAATATCTCTATTATTCTTTTTATAACATAATAAAGCTGGAATAGCAGTAACTATTTTTTTTCGTTTTAAGTTTGCGTAAATGTCAAAACTTTCATCTACATCTAGATTAACAGTCGTCATATTTGGTGGTGCTTTATCAAAAAAATCATGGACTTCATTTTCAATTAATTTACATGGACCACACCATTCTGCTCCAAGTTTAACAACGATTACACCTTTATTATTATTGATTAAGTCTATAAACTCTTTTTGACTCTCAATATCTGTAATAGTTCCAGACATATAAAATTAATAACTATTATATTTAAATGATTTGCATTTAATTATACAAAAAAGTTTATAGAATTTTATTATAGCAATGGAAAAACATAATTTAGATATAAATATGTATTCTTTTAAAGAAATACTAGATTTATTTGATTTAGATTATAATATAACAATAGACGACTTAAAACGAGCTAAAAAGAAATTAGTTCATATTCATCCTGATAAATCAAAATTACCCAATGAATATTTTAGATTTTATAAAGAAGCATTTGATACTATATTACATCATTGTAAAGAACTTACAAAACAAAAACAAGAAGTTGGGTATGATAAAAAAAATTATGAACCTACTAATTATTTAAGTGAAGAAAATAAGAAAAAAGTTCGTAAAGAAATAGGTTCAATGTCACCTGAAGAATTTCGTATAAAGTTTAATAAGTTGTTTGATGAAAATATGCTTACAAAAAAAGATAATTCCAAATATGAGTGGTTTTCAAAAGACGAATCTCATATAGAAGTTGATGAAAGTGTAAATCAAGGTAATATGGGACAAGTATTTGAAAATATTAAAAATAAACAACAAGATTTAGTTAAATATAGAGGGGTTCAAGAAATGAATCATAACGGAGGTAATAGCTTATATGAAGACGATGATGATGAATATGCATGTAGCGATCCTTTTAGTAAATTAAAATTTGATGATTTACGAAAAGTTCATAAAGATGAAACTATTTTTGCGGTAAAGGAATCAGATATAAATAAAAAAAATATACATAATTCCGTAGAATCTTTACAGCGTGAAAGAGGAGTAGGTTTAACGCCCATGCAAAAAGAAAACGCGGAAAGAATGTTGCGAGAAAATCAACAACTATATAGAAATCATATTTTAGAAAAACAACATACTTCTAATTTACAAACCAATCAATATCAAGAGAAAAATAAAAAAATATTATCACAATTCTTAAAAATAACAAATTAATTCATTTGCATTTTTTGAAGCCGCATTCTTTCCATTAACCATTTTTTATCTAAATCCAGCATAAGTCCATCATAATTTACAACTTGTTCTTCAATATCACTATAACTCTCATATTGAGTTACTGTTGCTGGAATAATCATATACCAATAATCTTGCGGTTGTAATCTTTTCCAATAAATATCTAATGCAAACTGTTTTTTATTGTTTGTTTTCATTAGATTTGATGCACTTTCTTTGAAATTGGTTATTAATGTATCATAATAATTTTTATGAACAATATATCCTGTCGTTGTTTGACATTGAAAAATACGAATGTAATAATCAGATAATTTTTGATAAGGAGGCACATTATTTCCACCAATTACAATCATATTCCAAATAAAATCACAATTTTTATGAAATTTTTCTAGATTTGTTTTTAATAATTCTGGATTTAAAAAGGTAATATCATCTTCACAAATAAACACATATTCATAATTTCTTTCTTTTGCTATTTGTAAACAATTTATATGACTTAAGGTGCAACCTACCGCACCATTAGGCATTTTTTTTGCATTCACTCGTTCTGCCTCTATGCCTAATTTTTTAAATTCTGCTTCGGCATGTTCTAATCTATCTTTTCTTGATTCCAAATTAATAAACAATGTATTTTTTAATAATTCCATTACTTTTACTCTGATTTATTTTTAAGTAATTTTTTTATTTCTTCTACTTCTTTAAAAAGAATAGAAATTTGGTTTTTATAGCTTAATAATTCTTCTTGTTGCATAAAAAGTGATTCAATGTTCTCAATGCCCCTATTTTGTTTCTCAATGTATGTGTCTATATTTGTAAAACTGTTAGTTTTATTTTCAGATATAGTTTCTATATTTATGTTTTTATTATTTTGAGAACCAAAAGCTTCTAGATCCAAATTTCGTTGTTCTTGTTGTTTTTTTATCAATTCTTCCATATTTCCTTGATTTTCATCCAAATTTATAGAAAAATCTATGTCTTTTGGCTGCTCTTTTTTAATCATGTTCTCGTAACTTTGTTGTCTTTGTTCAAATTCAGATATATATTCATTCTTTTTGCTTTCTTTTTGATAAGGTTCTCCTATGTTCTCGTTATTAAATTGTCTTTGATTCATGTTATCGGTATTTGTGTTTGCATTATTAATCATAAATCTTAGTATTTCTTTGTTAATACTAGATAAATCATTAGATGAAATGGAATACGTTCTATATTTATTATAGAATTCTGAAATAATATTTTGAAACCAATTATATTTATCCTGTTCTGGTATTCTTTGAAAGAAATTATGAACTACTTTATTCTTATTTACAATATTCCATAATAATTCCTGGTTTTCACGATGTATAAGTAAGCTCATTATAAATATATGTAAAAAATATATTTATATAATTATTTTTGTTTTTGTTTTCTTTTGGAAGTTTTTCTCTTTTGATTCTTCTTTTTATTTTTTTTTGTTTTTCTCTTTTTACCACCTAAACTATTATATAGTTCTTCTTCCTTTTTTCTTTCATATTGTTCAACAGCCTTATTCCTTCTTTTTTCAAGTATCGCGTCCATTTCTTTCTGCAATGGCTCGCTAATTGTTTGAGTTCTATATTGTAGTTCTTCTGGTCTGTAAGTTCTTTTATTATCACGATATTGTGGATCTCTGGCAACCTGTATAGCTGTAAGAGTTGGATTCTTCCTAAATCTTTTGCGAAGCTTCTGGAACTCTTCTGCTTTCTCTCTTTTGCGAAGCTTCTGGAACTCTTCTGCTTTCTCTCTAGCGGCAGCATCTTTCTTTATTTTTTCATTAGACGGGTTTTTCTCAGCAATGCTTTTCGTCCTTTCAATAAGAAGATCTTGTTCATCAGGACTTAAATTATCAAGTTGGTCTTCATCATTATTTGCAAGTGAAGCATATCCCTGAGCAACTGGGTCTTCTTTGGCTTCCTGCACAAAATCGTTAGTTTGAGTTCTATTTTCTAGGTCCTCGACTTCGGTTGGAATATTCTTCATTCTTTCAAGCTGGAGATATGCCCTCTTATCCCTAGGAAAGAACAAGTTATCCATAAATTTGTGTCCTATTTCATTCAAAGTCTTTGCTGTCGTTCTCGGACGAGGATATGGTGTTCCTTTTCTTATCGATTCGTTTCTTCTAGTTTTGAGTGCATCTCTTAATTTGTCTCGTTCCTCACGAGATAATTTAGTACCGCCGGTATTTTTTCTATTTTTTCTTGTTTTTCTCTTTTTACCACCTAGAGATACTGTTGAATTTTTTGAGGAATTATTTGAAACAATTTCGTCTTCAACCGCAGCTCCAGCAGCTTTTTTCTTATTATCCACGGTATTTTCATAATGCTTATAAGCTTCTATTACTTCATTATCATCATAAGGAAAGTTATCAAAACCAAACATAGAAAAAGTAGATGTTAAAGGGTTATTAGAATAAGCATTTTTCATTTTTTTTTGTAATTTCTTTGCTTCTTCAATCTCTTTAACTTCATCTTGCAAACTTTTTACATCTGAAGCTTTTGGTGCAGCTTTATTTTTGTCATCATCTGTAGTGTCAGTATTTTTACCCTTACTAAAATCGTTTGGTATAAATTTATCAGTAGTTTCAATAACACGACTTAATTTATCTTGTAACTTTTCATCAGCTTTATCAGGGTTCATTAACATATCAAATTCTTCTGCAATATCTAATAAGAAAAAATCAACTTGGTCTCTAGCACTTATAGGATATTTTGACGCATTTACATTGATATTTATACTTTTAAGTAAATTACCATTTCTATTAGGATGTTTAGCTAAAACAATTCTTTTATTTAACTCAACCTGTTGTGTTTTTACCTTTTCATCTTCATCTTCTACAACCAATTTTTTTTTAATTAATTCTTCTTTCGCTTTATTATAAGTTCCTTGTAATTCTGTAATTAACTGGATTTTGGTTTGTGGTTCAATTTCTTTATCGTTCATAATAAAATAAGCCATTTGAGCCATATTACGTCTTAATTCACTTTTACTATTTATATTTCCAAAAGTAATTTTTACTTCATCATTTAGTTTAGTTTTTTGGTCTGTTAATATATTATCAATATTACCAATAACAAATTCCATTCTTTATTTATAATGAGAAATTAATTATTAAAATAAACATCTCTATATTGGAAGACATAACTGTCTGGGATTCTTTTCTTAAAATATTTTATTTTTTGTTTTTTAGATTTAAATGTTTTATTTTTAACTTTTCCAGTAAGCATCGTAATAATAAAAAACAAAGAATACATACCACATTCATTATTACCTCTTTGATGCATAATGGGATAATTATTATCAAATTCTAAATGAATATTTAATTGTTCTGCTTGTTTTAATACTTTATTTTTAAGAGAAATAATCTCTTCAGGAATAGGATTTAATGCACTATCCATATAAAATATAAATTTATCAGACAAATCAATAAACATAGAAACCCAATGAGAACCAGGCTCATTATGTTTATCTAAATTAAAAATAATTCCGATTTTATCTATTTTTTTATCAATAAATCTTTTTAAATTAAAGTCACAGAGTTCTTGCCATACACAAGAATCATTTAACATATATGGTTTAGAATCAAAATCAATAGGAGTAGGACCAATAAAGTCAAAATTAGGATAGGCTTGTTCATACTGAGTAAGAACATCTAAAATGTCATAATTACTAAGCCAAGTATGAGGGTTGCTTTTCCATTCAGAAGGTTTTTTGGGTGCAAAAAGAGTTTCATTAATAAAAGATTTTAATTTTTTATCTTTTATTTCTTGAAGCCAGCAATCTTCTTTATTGCAAGATTTCATTTTATTTTTCAATTCTTCTATAATTTTTGTAGGACTTTTACTAACAATAGGGTCATTCGGATGATTTTTATTATACTCTTTTTTTATCAAATCTAAAGTCTTCTTATTATAACAAGAATTTTTAACTGTGTTATTTTTACTTAAAGGAGCACAATTTACTTTTTTATATTTTTTAGTTTTATTAGTCATTTATAATAATAACATATTTTAATCTTCATCTTTTTTCAAAACAAATTCTTTTCCCCAAAAAGATTGAATACTTTCAGTTTGTACCTCTTTTATATTTGTATCATCTTCTTCACTTACAAATGGGTTAGAATCAAATACTTCTTTATTTTGTATATGAGTGATAGCTGCTTTACAAAATTTAATAAATTGTTCTTTTACATCAGGATGAATATTATTTTTAGTTTCATCTATTAAATGTTGAAATATATCCATAATATCTTGTTTATAGGTTTCTAAATCTAAATCAAACATAATTTCATGATCCATTTTCTTAGTTTTTAATTTCTGTGCTCCTTTTTTATTAATTAAAAGTTCTAATGTAATGTCTTCTAAGTTTTCATTATTCATATTTACAATAAATATATATATTTAATATTTAGGTATAACATAAATATATTTGTAGTATATATAATGGTAGTTTTATCAAATAGACAAACAAATGCAAAGAAAACAGATAGCACAGATGCTTTATCAAGAAAGCTTATTAGAAGTGCTTGGAATAATGAAAATGCTGTAGGATTAATTAATGGAAGAAATAGAGTGGTAACTCCTTTCCGTGCAGTAAATAATTCTGGTGATTTTTTAGCTCGTGAAAATTATATTTGCGATGGTCCTAATCAATTAAAATCAGCCAAACCTGGATTAGCTAATCGTATGGGTGGAATATTATCATCATGTGATGGAACAGGAATAGCTGCTGCTTCAACAAATGTAAAATTTGTTGCTGATTCTTCTGATTACATTAGATATAAGAAGCAGAGAGCTGTTGTAAGAAATTACGATGATATTAAATAATTTAGCATAAACATTTCTATTTATAAAGTATATAAGTTCTTTATAAATGTTTCGTATGATTAAAACAATTCAAAATAATCAAATGTCTGGTGTAGCGGCAATGCCTCTTAAAGATAGCACTAGTTCAAATGAAAATACATTTTCTATGAATAGAAGAAACTATTTTCAAACAAATCCTGAAACAGCTAATACAGTTACTCAAAACTTACAAAAGAAATATACAGGAAACCGCGATTCATCTTCTGTAGTAGCAAAAAGAAAAGCTAATGCAGTTGGAAATGGTTCATTAAATGCTTCTAAAAATACAATGTCTTTTACCAGTAATAATAATGTAAATACAGTTGATTCTGCCAAAAGAAGAGTAAGAAATGGTGGATATGTTCCTCCTCCGAAAATTGCAGCTAGCCCAAGTAATAGACCTGTATTTTAAAAAATTTATATTATTTGTATGTTTTGTATATAAAAACTAACTGATATTAATACGATATGTTTAATCGTATTAATAATCTGAAAAATATGGGATATTGTCCAGACGCTATATTAGATATAGGTGCACATCATGGAACATGGACAATAAGTATGGCCAAAATTTATCCAAATTCAAAATATTATTTATTTGAAGGTATTGATTATAAAGAATTAAACAGATTTCGCAATCATCCAAGTATATATGTTAGTAATGAATTATTAAATGATAAGAAAGAAGAAGTAGATTGGTATGAAGGAAGAAACACAGGAGATTCTTTCTTTAGAGAATTATCTAAACATTTTACTGAAACAAAGCCAATTAGAAGAACAACAATAGATTTAAACTCAGTTATAGAAAGAGATAATATTTTAAAGGATAAGAAAAATATATTTATGAAGATAGATTGTCAAGGAGCAGAAATACCAATATTAAAAGGTTCTAATTCCATATTAAGTAGAACTGATTTTATAGTTATAGAAATGCCTTTATTCGGAAAATATAATGAAGGTGTTCCAAATTTTTTAGAACATATACAATTTATGGATAATATTGGATTTATTCCTTTTGATATAGTTGATAATCATTATATAAATGATTTTAATATGCAAGTGGATATGCTATTTATAAATAAAAATCATAATATGAATAAAATTGTTCAGGAAAAATTAAATTAAGTTCTGCGTTTTAAATGTTTGAAGGCGTAATATTTTTTTGTAGCCTTAATTTATAAATATGCAAAAGTATTTAGTTGAGTTTTTAGGAACCCTTGTCTTTGTTTATGTTATTCTTGCTACTGGTAATCCTTTAGCTATTGGTGCTGCTTTAGCATTAATCATTTTGCTAGCTTCTAACATATCTGGTGGTCATATTAACCCTGCTGTATCATTTGCTATGGCTGCCGCTGGAAAGATTAAGTCTGTTGAGTTAGTCCCTTATATTGTAGCACAAGTATTTGGAGCATTAGTTGCTTTAGAAATTTACAAGCGTTTTTCTCCTTAAATAAATTAGTTTAAAATCATAAAAATATTTATTTTTATAATTTATATTTTTAAAACTACAATAGTTTAGTGGTAAAATGCCCGCCTTCCAAGCAGGTGTCCGGGGTTCGATTCCCTGTTGTAGTAAAAAGCACAAAATTTATATAATTTTTATATAAATTTTAATTTATTTCTTAGCATGCATGAATTTAACTAAAAGCAATAATGCAATAATAGTTAAACCTCCAGCAAATACTTGAGTATTTCTATCCATATTCATGTTACGCATACCTTCTAATTCTTCCTCTAAATCCTCAATGTTATCAAGGTCGTCCTCTTTTTCTTCTTTTTTGTAGTTAAGAATTCCAGACATACCTTCTTTTTTATGACCCATACCTTCTTTTTTATTTTTCATGCCCTCTTTTTTCTTTAAAATATTTTTCATTCCCTCAGTATTTTTCTTAAGTGTGGCCATACCTTCTTTTTGTTTAGGTAAGAAAGCAAGAAGATTATCCATACCACCTTTAACAGTGTCCTTTGTAGATTCTAAATCAAAATTTTCTACTTTGTTTGTCATAAATTCAGAAACATTCAAAGAATCTCCCATAAGACTAAAACCTTCTACTTGCACATCTTCTTCTTTTTCTTCTTTATTCTTGCTAAAATTATCAAAAAACTTTTCTTTTTTGCCATTCTTTTCTTTTTTTTCTGCTCCGGGTGTATTATCTAGAAATTTAAACATTCCTCTATGGAATACATTCATAAAAAAACTTAAAGAGAAATATATAAAAAATATTAATGTGTGGTATATTTTGTCTTCTAAATTATAATGGAGAATTTAGTTATGATAAAATTGAAGAAGGATTTCAGAAAGGAAAGAATCGTGGTCCTGAATTTTCTACTTTAAAGAGTATCATGATAAAATGTATATTTGGTTTTCATAGGCTTGCTATTAATGGTTTAAATACAGAGTCTAATCAGCCAATTATTTTAAATGATGTTGCTCTAATTTGTAACGGCGAAATATACAATTATAAAAAATTATATAAATTAATTGATAGCGAAGCAATTAATGAAACAGATTCCGATTGTGAAATAATTATACATTTATATTTAAGATATGGAATTGAGCAAACACTACGATTACTTGACGGAGTATATTCTTTTATTCTTATTGACTTTCGTTTAATGTTAGAAAAAAGCAAAATATATATAGCAAGAGATCCTTATGGTGTTCGTCCATTATTTATGTTGAGTTCAAATCAAACACAGAGATTAATTACTGAAAAAGATGGATTAAGTATGATATTTGAAACTACCAAGAAAGATAACTTAATAGGTTTTGCAAGTGAATTAAAATCATTATCGGTTTTATATTCTCAATTATCAGATAAAAAAAACATTAAAAATGAATTAAAGTATAATATTCATCAATTTGAGCCAGGAACATATTCAGAATTTGAATTAAGTTTTAAAGTTAATAGTTCATGGGAACCAGTAAAAGAAAATGTAAGATATTTTAGTTTTGGTCTAAGCAATCAAATAGTAGGCGAAAGTTATGAAAATATTATGATGAATATTCAAAAATACTTTATTGATGCAGTTTATAAGCGTTGTGAAACTACGGATAGACCTATTGCTTGTCTTTTATCAGGAGGTTTAGATAGTAGTCTAGTTGCAAGTATTGTGAATGAATTTCATAAAAAACACGAGTTACCTACATTAGAAACATATAGTATTGGTGTTAAAGATTCTACTGATTTATGTAAAGCTAAAATAGTTGCAGATTATTTGGGAACAAAACATACAGAAATTATTTTAGAAGAGAGCGACTTTTTTAAAAATGTAAAAAGTGTAATCCATGATATAGAAAGTTATGATACAACTACTGTGAGAGCGAGTATTGGAAATTGGTTAATTGGACAATATATTTCAAAAAATAGTGAAGCAAAGGTTATATTTAATGGGGATGGTGCAGATGAACTTATGGGTGGATATCTATACACTTCTCTAGCGTCAGATTGTTTAGAGTTTGATAAAGAATGTAAAAGACTATTAACAAACATTAATTATTTTGATGTTTTAAGGTCAGATAGATGTATATCCTCTCATGGTTTAGAACCTAGAACGCCATTTTTAGATAGAGCATTTACATTGTATTATTTATCTATTCCACCTGAAATAAGATGGAATCAACATGGAGAAAAGCAAGAGAAGCATTTAATTAGAGATGCTTTTAGTTCAAAATATTTAAAGTTATATGAAAAACAGTTACTTCCTGATGAAATTTTGTTTAGAAAAAAAGAAGCATTTAGTGACGGTGTTTCTGAGACATCAAGATCATTATATTCAATTATGAAAGAATCTTGTTATGACGATTTTGTAAAAAATGAATTAGTAAAATATCCTGAAATTTCTGCGAATTTAGATACTATGTATAAAACGGCTACTATTTGTGACAAGAAAATGAATAGTTTAAAAGAACATAATTATCCAAAAACTGCAGAAGAATATTATTATAGAAAAACCTTTGAACAGCATTATAAAGGTTTAGGTGAAAATATACCCTATTTCTGGATGCCTAAATACACAGATGCAACAGATTCTAGTGCAAGAACATTAGATATTTACAAAAATAATTAAAGAAAATTATATATTTTTTATATAAGATGTTTGTATTTTCTTATATAAAAGGAATCGTTTTGGGTTCTACAGTATATACTATAGGGAGAATAGCAGACTATACAATTGCTTTTACCAGTTATCAAGAGTTAGATAAGAAAAAACCATTATTATTAGACCAAGGTTTAAGAGCATGTGAAATTAATTTAATTTTAATAGGACCAATAGTTTATACTTTTCTTGACATATTCCTAATTAGTCATAATACAACCTTTTATGTTTTAGATAGTGTAGGTATTATTTTTATTCATGGTGTTGGATATTATATTGCTCATCACCTTATGCATACAAATAAACACTTTTATAAATTTCATACTTTTCATCATAAATTTGATGATGTATTAATACCAAGTATTGGCAACGCAGTGAGTATTCAAGAATTTTTTATTGCTTATTTATTACCATTTATAGTAGGCGCCATATTACTGCAACCTTCAGAATTAGCTTTTAATATAGGAATAGGATGCATATCGTTTTTTAATTTAGTTATTCATTGCATGGAATTAGAAAAAATAAAATACGCTAATTACTTAGTATCACCAAAAAAACATATTACACATCATCATGTGAAGGAAAAACATTATGCGGCACCTATATTGGATTTAGATTACATTTTGGATAACTTAGCTTTTCAAAGAAATCAACCAGTTGAAAATATATTAATTCCAAATGATGAAATAATAGAAAATTGATAAAACTATGTATTGTTTCATTCATATAACAAAATTATGGATATGAATGAAGTTAAAACTCTAGATCTCAAGCAGAAAAAAAAACATCCAAATGAATTCTTAAAAGAAATAGTAGAATTATCATTTGAAAGAAGACCTGGTAGGAAAATACATAAGAGAGAAATAGAATCTTATGTATCTAGTTGTTATTACAGTGAGACAAAAAGGGAAATAAAATGTACAAAAGATGATTTATATAAGTTAATGAATGAAACATATGGAAAAAACGAACAAGGCTATTGGAAAAATATAGCATTTAGATATTATGAATAGATTAAAAGTCAGCATTAAATTCAAATACATCTCCATCAACTGTTTTATTAGCCAAAGCATATTCAGCATTTGTGCGTTCAAAGAAATTAACTTTAGATTCAATGCTAATTAATTCCATAAAATCAAAAGGATTACTAGAATTATAAATTTTATCGTATCCTAATTGAAGAACTAAACGGTCAGCTACAAATTCAATATATTGACACATTAACTTAGCATTCATTCCAATCATTCTACAAGGAATAGATTCAGTAATAAACTCTTTCTCAATTTCTACTGCTTCTTGAATAATTTCATAAATTCTTTTTTTATTTAATTTCTTTTGAAGTTTGCTATACAATAATACTGCAAATTCAGTATGTAAAGCTTCATCTCTAGAAATCAACTCATTAGAAAAAGTTAATCCAGGCATTAATCCTCTCTTTTTAATCCAATAAATAGAAGCAAAAGATGAAGAAAAGAAAATTCCTTCAATGGCTGCAAATGCAACAAGTCTTGCTCCAAAACTACTTCTGTTATCATTCAACCATTTTTTCGCCCAATTAGCTTTCTTAGCAATACAATCATAATTTTGTGTAGCTTCTAATAGCTTTGTTTTTTCATTAGAATCTTGAATATATGTATCTATTAATAAACTATACATTTCAGAGTGAATATTTTCCATTGCAACTTGGAATCCGTAAAACGCTCTTGCTTCCGATACTTGAACATCTCCCATAAATCTCACGGCGAGATTTTCTAATACAACCCCATCAGATGCGGCAAAAAATGCCAACACCATCTTTATAAATTTCTTTTCATCTTCATTAAGCTTTTCCCAGTCTTTTAAGTCTTTGGAAAGATCTACTTCCTCTGCCCTCCAAAAACAATCAACTTGTCTTTTATACATTTGCCATATATCATCGTGTTCAATTGGAAACATTACATAGCGGTTATCGTCTGGTTTTAACAGTTGTTCTGTGTTTAAGGTTTCACTCATAGATGCCCTAAATAATATACTATTTAGATTTTAATACCTTTCAATAAAATAATTGTCATTAGTTTAACATACAGATTTTTTTTATATTACAGGTATAACAACGCTTATTTTTGTTATATAATTAAAAATATGCTATCCATAAATTTAATCGTTGATTTTATTTTACAATTATATGTTAAAGATGGCCAATAAAGAATCCAACAATTTAGCCGTTCTTTTTGAGGATAATATTGGAAATGTAAAACAAGAAAGAAGAAAAGGTAGGAGGGGCAGAAAAATGAATGAAAAAGAGATTTATTATGAATATCGTGAAGAAATAGAAAATGAAAAATCATTAAAAAATCAAAAAAAATTATACGATAATTTTCAATATCTTTCTATTAATGAAAAGAAAACTATAGAAGATAAATATACTTCACCAAAAAATAGTAGTCAAGAAGAATATGTTCGTAAATTAAAAATGAAACAAAGAAAAATAATTGTTGCTACTGGTCCTGCAGGAACTGGTAAAACATTATTTGCTACTGAATTTGGAATAAAAAACTTTTTTATGAATAATATTGAAAAAATTATTTTCACTCGTCCTTCTGTTTCTGTTGATGAAGACCTAGGTTATTTGCCTGGAACACTCGAAGAGAAAATGGCGCCATGGGTTCGTCCAATTTATGATATATTATATAGATTTATTCATCCTAAGGAAGTAACACAATTATTAGAAGATAAAACAATAGAAATCGCTCCATTAGGATACATGAGAGGAAGAACTTTTAAAAATGCTTGGATTATTGCTGATGAAATGCAAAACTCTACTGTTGCTCAAATGAAAATGTTATTAACAAGATTAGGAGAAAACAGTCGTTTAGTTATTACTGGAGATTTAGACCAACATGACAGAAAAGAAGGAATCAATGGATTAGAGGACTTTTTAGATAAATTTAAGGGTAAGCGTTCTTCTAGCATAACAAGTATTGAATTTCAAAGAGATGATATTCAGAGAGAAGAAGTTGTAAAAGAAGTATTAGATATTTATAGTACTGAAAAGGACCCATCTTTTTTATATTATGATGAATTAGTTGATGAAGTTTAAGAATATTTTCCCTTTATACTCTATAATGAAAGTTTTGAATCAAATTTCCAAAGGAGGAAAAATGCTTAAACCATTACTTAGAAGCAAAGTTTTACTTTATTTCTTATCTATTGTATCCATTTTAAATATTTTATTTTTTGGATATCTTAAAGATTACCAATCTGTATTTGCCTTTATTATTATTGCTTTATTAATGTCCTTTTTTAGCAAAAATATGATTATCATTCTTTTTGTCGCTATTGCTCTTTCTAATTTAATCAAGTTTGCTTTACATAAACGATTTGAAGGATTAGAAAATATGGAAGAAGAAGACAAAAAAAAAGAAAATATGGAAGATATGGATGAAGATATGTTAGATACACCTGAATTTGATAAGAAATTATCTGACTCTTTAGACAGAGTATCTGATAAAGAAATTAGTAAAATGGAAAAAGAAGAAGAAAAAGAATTAGACCAAGCAAAGAAAGAAGAAAAACAAGCACTTTATAATGACCTTAAAAATGATATGGTTGAATTTGAAGAATTACAAAGAAACATCATGAATAATATGAAGGAAATCGATCCTTTATTAACTAAAGCTGAAACTTTTGTTGAAAAATTTGAAGGATATAAAAAGAAATTAAATTAAATCTAATAAGAATTATATTTGTATATTTTAAATATAATTTACAAAATGAGTAATAGAATTAAATTTATAAAAAAACAAAAAGAATCATTTAATAATAATGTTAGTTATATTAATGTCAAGTCAGAAGAAGAAATATTAGATGAACAACTACAACATATAGAAAACCCTATTTTAAGAGAACAATTTAAAGAAGGTATTTTTAAAGCTTTGAGAAGAGCTGTTAGTAAAGCAGTTAAAGGATTTGCTTCTTTAGGTGATGCTATGAAAGGTGTAAATTTAAACAAGGTTATTGTTGATCCTGTTAAAAATGAATTCAATTCTGCCTTTAATGATGTTACTAATGTATTTAATGACATAGGAGATGATATTAATGATATGGCTAATAAAACTAAACAAAGTTTCGTAAAATCAGTGAATGTCTTGAGAGATACAATAAAAAGAGAGATTTTAAAAACTTTTGATCCTACTGTTGGTATAGACGGAGTTATAAAAGAGTTTAATAAAATGGTAAAATTTTTTAAGACTGTTCCAAGAAGAGTAAACAATGTTTTTGATGGAACAGCAGGTATTTTTTATGGCATTGGTGAAATTATTGAAGGAATTGGAAAAAGTATAGGTTTAGGATTTTATGAAATCGGACTTTTATTTGCTTATATTGGTGAATTTATTACAACTTATTTAGAATGTATTGTAAAAATGCTTGTTAATCTTTGGAGTTGTTTTTTTTATTACATAGTAGAAATGTTTTTACAAATATTATATTTACCAGTTAGAATCATGTTATGGGTTTCAAAACATATTTTTGGTCAGGACCTTTATGACAGAGAAAAACAAGCTTTTGATGGACTTTATGATATGAGTTATTTAATGTATAAATATACGGGATATCATTTTATGTATTGGCCAAAACCAATTAGAGAACGTTGTTTTGTATGTGTTAGATTAAAAACATCTACTGTTTCAAGAAAAGCAAAAGAAGTAGATGAAAAATTTTCAAAAGACATACCTGGTTATATTAAGAAAGGACAATACACTATTAATCGTGGAGTTTTTGATATTCTAAAAGCTGGAAATTAATTAATATTATAATATTTATTTGTATTTATATTATAACATTACTATGAAAAATAAAGAACCAATAAAAGAAGGATTTGATTGGGGTAAAGCAACTAAACCATTAAAAGATATTGGAAATAATATTGCAAAGGGACTAAAAGATACTGGTGGTGCAATTAAAAAAGGATATGAAGAAACAAATAAGGGAGTAAATGATGCTGGGTCCGAAGCGAATAAAAAAGCTACAAGAGCTATTAAAAATGCATTAAGAGATGCAGCTGCTCCCATGAAAGGTATTGCAAAGACAATTAGTGATTTTGGCATTTATGTTAATAAATTTAATAAAACTTTAAAACCCCGTTTTGAAAATGTTTTTGCAGGTATTCAAGTTATTTTTATGGATGGGATACAAGGTGAGATTAAGTTATTAATAGATAGTATCGGTTCTGGGTTTAAAACCATGGGTTGGTTATTTGCGGGTTCTGGTGAATTAGTAAGAACTTATATAATGTGCGGTATAAAATTTATAAAAAATATATATTTTTGTATTTTTTTCTACATTTTTCAAATTTTATTCTATTTGATTTATTTACCTGTATGGTTAGTCATGTGGGGTTTGAAAACATTTGCTGGCATTGATGTATTTTGGATAGAAACAAGAACTTGGGATGGACTCAGAATTGTAGATGGTTATACATGGCATTGGTTAGGATTTCATATTATTTATTGGCCTAAAAATGTTAGAGAGAGATGTTTTACATGCGTTAGATTAAAAAAGAGTGTTGTTAATGAAATAGGTGCGGCTGTTGATTATAATTTCAATGAAAGAATCAAGAAGGCTTCCGGAACGAAAATGAAATGGGCAGCACGAGTTTCTAAAGGACATATGAATGAATCCGTTAAATGGCCAGATGTTAAAGAACCCAGAGAAATAAGAAAAAGATACGTCCAATATAAAGAACCTCCCATCAAACCCAGAATTAAAGCTATATTTGATAAATATGATTAAAAATAAAATATCAATTTAAATATATAATGCCTAAGAAATGTCCTCCTGGAGTCATATGTTTTGAAAATATTACATTAGTTTCTATATTAATTGTTTTGGGAATTGTTTTGTATTTCATTTATTTATATTTAATTAAACCCGCTATTTTAGAAGACCCAAATAAATTTTTCATTTTTAATTCTCCGGCTAGAATGAACCCTCTAGCTTCCATTTCTGCTCGTCATGATCCATTTAATGACCCATACAGTCCTCCATTAAAACAAAATGGGTATTATCATCCTAGAGATTCTTCTGATGTTCGTGGAATTCCTGTTAATGTTTCTACACGAGGTGTTGAACAAAGCTTTCAACAAATGGGAATATTAACCAGAATGAACGGAACTGAATTAATATTACCTCTTATGGGAAGAAGAAGCGTCACTGGAAGAGATAAATTTGAATATTACGCTATTTCCAATACAGGAAGTGTAAATACAAAATTACCTATTAGTGTTAATGGTAAAAGCTGTTCCAGAGAATATGGTTGCGAAGATATTAGTAATGGTGACAGTGTATTTGTGCAAGGATACAATGATGCATTTCAAGTAACAATGTATGAAAATGATACCTTTAGATATATTCCATATTTGTAAAAAAATTGATCTTTAAACATATTATTAATCCCTTATAATATGTTTTCATACTTTTTCCCCAAATCTACTAGCAGAGTTAAGGACCAATTTCAACAAAGTCTTAACTCTAGAGAATCATGGAAATCTGAGAGATTTAATTTTTCAAGTAATCAAAACATAAAGATTTACCCTATAAAAGAAAATTGTTCTTTCTGCCATTTTTATGGAGTTTGTAGTAATTGTGATTTAAGAAATAAAAAATGAATTTAAGCAATAAGAAAATATAATCGTTATATATAATGTCATTTTTTTATCCCAATGAAAGTAAATTTATAGAAGGGAAAATAGATTTTAATTATCCAGAAAAAAGTATTAATAAAAGAGATATTTCAGAAAAATTAAATTATCAACAAACAATGAGAAAACCAAATCAATATGTTGAACTTGAAGGTGATCTCATTGATATAAAAGATAAATATTATGAAATTCAATATACTGATAGAGAATTTCAATTTCAAGATCTAAAAATGAAATCTGGTAATTTTCATACTAAAAAAATGTATGTATATGGCCTTCTTCATCATAATATATCTCAATATTCAAATAAAAATATTGTTGGTGAAATTGTTATTGAACACGAAAATTTAAGCCCTAGAAAAAGTAATGTTTATACTTGTTTTTTGCTTCAAAATAACGAAACAAATGTTGAAAATTCAATGGATAAACTTCTTCAATTAATTAAAAATAAAGACAAAAATACTTCTACATTTGAAGAAAAAGTTGTTTTAAATGATGATATTCCACAACAAAAAGAGGTTATTTATTACGAGTCTAATACTCCTGGAAAAAAGAAACATATCTATATTTTCTTAGAGCCTATATCTGTGAATCAAGATTCTGCTGATTTTTTAAATACTTTAACTTACAAAACTCAATTATTTGAGACAAATGCACCAATGGATAAAAAATTCTTTTCCGTAGATTTTACACCAAAAACTAGTAAAGAGGGTTTTGCTTCTATGTTTTCTTCTGTTCGTGAAGGATATGATGGTTATTATTTAGATTGTAAGCCAGCAGGAGAATCTGAAGCAACTACACCTGGATATGTTGCTCCCATTTCTAGTGAATTTACAAAATCAAAAGGAACAGTTGATGGACTTACTATTCTGGTAGATTTATTGTTGTTTTTCATACTTGTCATTACAGTATTCTTTTGTGCTCCAAGTCTTTATAAATACTTATTAATTAATCCTATTGTAGCTTCATTTGGAGGTGAAAATAATAATATTTATAAAGCTATTGCTGGACTTGATATGTGGATTCTTTTAGCAAATGTATTTATTTTTGTTTTATTTTTAATTGGAGCAGCTTACAAAATGAATTCTTTTTTTATTTTTGGTATTAGTTGGTTACTTGTTACTTTCTTTTCAGTTCTTACTATTATGATAAGTAAAGGAAATAAACCATTTTGGTCTTTTAACGGCATTGAAATAGACCCTCCTAAAATTGATGAGCATAATTCACCTAATTTCTTTACAGTATTTTTTAATTTATTAAGTTCTGGTGACTTGATTAAAGAAGCAGACACAATAATGGGCGTCCCTCCTTTCGTGTTTTCAATGTTAATTGGTTTTGTAATCCTAACTATTATTATTACTCCAGTATCAATTACACAGAATCTGACAGGTGCTCAAATTGCTATATCTACAGTTTTAGGACTCATTTTTTCATTTTTGATAAGCATACCCGTTAGAACTATATTAACTAAACCCGCAAAACAATCATAATCTTAACTGATAAATTATAATAGTTTATTATAATTTATATTTAAACCTTAGAAGCACTTCCAACATCTTCTGCTACAGGTTGGAAAGAACTGGATAAAAACTTAATAGGTTCGCTGTGTCCTACAGGAGCCATTTTATCAACAACTTCTTCTTCAAGTGTGCTTTTCTTCTCGGGATTCATATTCTTCATCTTCTTATCTTTCTTATTTTGTTCTTCTGTGTGTTCCATAATGGTAACAGGTTTGTTTGTTACATTGCAGCTTCTCTTGATAAGTTCAAAAGCAACAAATATAAATAAGATAGCAATCAAAGGATGAGACTTAAAGAATAAAATGGCTGCAATAACAAAGATAGCCAACATACCTAAAGATGAATCAATGCAAAAGGCTAGCATTTCAGGGGTTTCAATAGGTAATAATAAGTAAAGAATAAATACTCCTACAATTATCATTTCTATAGTGGTCATTTTTCCCATGGGAATTTTCTTCAAAAGTTTTTGAATATCCATTTATAAAATAAGTATATATATTTCTTGCTAATGAAAAATTGAAATATGCTAAATAATTTATACTATTTTAATAACTATGAAGAAACATAATAAATCACCTACTAAAAAAGAAGAGAGATTTGTAATTACAAATGATTATAAAGAAAATATACGAGATAATTCTTATTTAGGTAAAAAGGGTTATACTATTCCCAAAAATGCATTGCATGAAAAAGATTATGAAACTTTGAAGAAAGAATTGTTTGTTAAACCTATTATATTTAATATGAATTATGGTGGAAAAGACGCAGCAGAAACACAATCATTTCCTGTATATCGTGAATCAGGTAAAAAAATATATATTCCTCGTTTTTACGGAATAAATAGATACGGTGTTCCAAAAGATGAAAAACTACAAACAGGTGATGATATATGTGTTCATTTTGATAAACAATTGAGAGATTATCAAGAAAATATTGTAGGAATTTATATGAACTATGTTAATTCTACTCTTACTGAAAATAGCACCACAAAAGGTAATGGCGGCATATTAGAGGTTCCCTGTGGTCGTGGAAAGACAATTATGGCGTTAAATATTATATCAAAATTACAAAAGAAGACACTGATTATCGTGCATAAAGAATTTTTGATGAATCAATGGATTGAGCGTATTAATGAATTTTTACCAGGAGCAAAAATAGGAAAGATTCAAGGACCTGAATTTAATATAGAAAATAAAGATATTGTTATTGGAATGATACAAACTATATATGATAAAATTTATGATGAAGATGCATTTTCCAGTTTTGGATTGACTATTATAGATGAGGTTCATCGTATAGGAAGTGAGCAATTTTCACGAACTCTTTTCAAAACGATTACTCCATATATGCTTGGTATTTCGGCAACTGTAGAAAGAAAAGATAAATTAACTAAAATTTTATATATGTTTATAGGTAAAAAAATATATGAGGAAAAAAGAGAAGACGATGAAGAGGTGCAATCTCGTGCTATATTTTATAATGTTCAAGACCAAGATTTTAATGATACATTATTGGATTATCGTGGAAATCCAAAATTTAGTTCTATGATAACCAAGTTGAGTAATTATAACCGTCGCAGTGATTTCATAATGAAAGTATTAACAGATTTACGAAAAGAAAATGAACAAAAACAAATTATGATATTAGCCCATAATAGGAGTTTATTAACCTATTTCTATGAGTATATTACACATCATACTATTGGAACAACAGGTTATTATGTAGGAGGAATGAAACAAGAAAAACTACAGGAAACTGAAACAAAAGATATAGTTCTAGCAACCTACGCAATGGCTGCTGAAGCATTAGACATTAAAACGCTTTCAACATTAATTATGGCTTCTCCAAAAACAGATATTACACAATCAGTTGGAAGAATTTTAAGGACAAAACATCAAAGTCCAATTATTGTTGATATTGTGGATCCTCATGATATATTTCAAAAACAATGGTTACAACGAAAAAGATTTTATAAAAAATGTAATTATAAAATATTTGAAATTAATTCTAATAAATATGAGGGTATGAAAATGGACACATGGAAAATAACATATACTCCAAAAGTTAGTAATATTAATGAAAAAGAAACCGAAGAACAAGAAGAACCTGAAGAAGCACCAAAAAAATGTATGTTAGATGCTAGTGTCTTTGATTAAACTAATATATTATCCAATTCATCAATATGTCCATTTTCTTTAAACCAATATACTTTTTTACCATCATTTCCCTCTAGTGCTTTCAATTTATTTTTCTTTTTAGATGCATTATTATAAATAAACCAAATAAATGTATCCTCCATCCATTTTTCGTTGTGAAATACACTTACTAACCAAGGACAAACACAAAATAAATATTTCCATTTCTTTTTTAATTCTCCGCTTTTCATTTCATCTTCGAAAATTGCATCTATTTCAGAATAGGATATAGATAAAGATACTGCAGATTCAAATATAAATGAAATTATTTCATCACATCTCTTTTTTAATTTATTAAATTTTGCTATTTCATCATATATAATTTTTTTACTGGTAGCATCTAAATTTGGACGAAATTGTATTATATTATGGCATTCTACTATACATGTTTCACAATATTTAAGCTTATTTTTATATATCCATAATTTAATTATTAATATTAATCTATAATCTTCAATCATTTTAATCCATGAAAATACATTTGCATTATAGATAACTGGATAACGATTTCTAATTGCTTTCGGCACCTCAAATTGATTTGTTTCTTTAATATCTTTTATTTTTTCTTGAACATTCTCTATTTCTAGTTTTATATCATCTAATAATTTAGATACAAGCTTAGTTTCATGAGAATTCAACTCAATTCTTGCAAAATCCCCTTCTCTATCTATTGATTTTTTTCCATTTGATAAAAATGTTTCTATTTCTGCCTTTCTACAAATTTTTTGTTCATTATATTCTCTCTTCTTATCTTTTTTTTCATTTTTTTTAATTTCCAACTTTTTTTCCTTATCTTCTTTTTGCTTGATTAAAAATTCTGTATTCCCTTGTTCTTTACTTTCTTGGATTTCTTTCATTATATCTTTCAATTCTATATCTATTTTATCAATATCTTTGTCTATTTCTTCTTCCTGTTTTTTAAATGTTAATTTCATGTTCTCAATTTTTGTTTTAATATCATCAACATCATCATCATTCTTTTTCAAGACTTTTAATTTTGCTTCTAATAATTTTTTATCTTCTATTTGCGTTCTTGAAGCAAAATGAAAACTTGCTTCACTAAATAATAATACTCTTCCTGAAAAAAACATAATATGACTTTGTAATTTATCATATTGATGTGCAGATATTTTATGTGCTTCCGATGCTGCATCTAATTTTAAATAATTAATAACAGATAATAAAAAAGCACTAAAAGCTGTTATACAAGATATTATAAAAGGTGCGTTTGGAATCCTATTTTCTGCACCACTTATAACGGAAGCACTAGCTGATATAATGATTGTTGGGATCATTAAATAATTTAACCATGTTGATGTGTAATAGCTTGACTCTGTATAAATCATCTTTTGTGAATTTAAAAAACTAGAAATTATATCTAAATGAGTAGAACTCATGGACACTAAATTATTAGAAACCATATCTTTTCTAGCAGACTCAAAATCATATTTTTTTAAATTTCTTAATTTAATAGTTAATAATGAAATTAATTCTTCTTTTGTAATCTCTACACAATCTAAATTAGGCTTAATCTCTTCTGTTTCAGCGGAGTCACTACTACTTGTATCTGTTACATCTTTATTATTTTGACTTTTTTCAGTATTTTGCTGTTTTTCTTCATTAATATCATTTTGGGTTTTCAATATTCCACTAAATGATTTTTTTAATATACCAGTAAGTGTTTTACTGCTATTACTGTTTATTTGGTCTTTTTCTGAAGGCCTTTTATACATTGTTGATGAGAACTTAGGAGAATGATATACATTTTCATTAAGACTTCGTTTTGCATCATTAATAAAAATTGAATTTACTGTATTTACTGATTCTACTTCAGAATCGTAATCTGAAAATTCATTTCCTTCAATTGGAATTTCATCATAAATACCGTCCAATCTATCTTCTATGGACACTTTTACATTATTTTGACTCATATCTTTGATGTCTTTGATATTTTCTAACTCTACAAACTCATTTCCGGAACTATCTATATTTGTCATTAAAAAAAATATAGATATTTAAATCGGTATTTTTACTTAAAAAGTTTCATTATTTTCTTCAAGACACCTGTCTTTTTTGTCTTTCTTTTTGCTGTTTTAGCCTTCTTGGCTTTTTTAGCCTTCTTAGCCTTTTTCTTCATTGTTTTTTTCTTTTTTCCTCCTTCATATTTGTGTGCTTCTCCACCAACATGATTAGGCTTCTCTTCAGGAAGAGCCATTTTAGTCTCGTTCAACTCGCTAAAATTCATCTATATACTATAATTATATTTTATTGGTAATAATCAGATACTAATTTATTTATATGAACTATTTTTTCATATTTATTTGCTACTCTTACTGGAATCCATTTCTTAAATTTTCTATTAAAAACACATTCCATTGGGACTGATTTTTTTAAATCTACGAATTTATCAACATTTACATTTTCAAAATCTTCTTCATCTTCACTTTCTTCAATATAATCCAGATTTTCATTTTCTCTTATTTTTCTAAACAACCTATTCATAAATACACTTTTCTCATAATTTGGAATATATGCTATATTGTAATAAACACTACTACTATTTCTTCCGAACGCATATAACCTATAAATATCAAATTCAATGTCTGCAAATACCATAAACACAGCTGAATAATTATATTGTGTTCTTTTAAAATCACAAGTATATGTTCTATACACTTTCGTATTTTCTATTTTTTCTTTTGTTACATTTGCTGTTATTTTTTGATTTAATGGTATATTAATAAACGGAAGATATTCATTCAAAGAACGATACTGAATATGATGTATTTCATATTTTATTTTTTCAGAAATATCTTTTGTTATTTTATTTGTTATTTCACTTTGTTGATTTTTCCACATATTTGGTAAATAAAATTGTAATTCTTTTTTATTATATCTCAACTCGTTTGACTTTTCTACGATTTCTTTCAAAATATACAACTTTTCTTTAGAAAATAATTTCTTAAGATTTATACCTTGATAATAATATACATCCTCGCAAATAAACACATTGGTATCCTCTAACAATGTTCCATATATTACTGTTCCCAGCGAAAATTTATAATTACCACTATTACTTATACATGTTCCTTTTACTATTTCTTTTTGCTTACTTATTTCTAGTAAATAACATACATCTAAATTGCGATGAAATGTGTGCCATATAAAGTATTTTTTACCACTTGGTATAGCCATACACAAATCATAATTTATACAAACTTTCTTATGTTGAATCGTTTCATAGGAAAGTTCAAATTCAGGGAACTTTTTTAATGATTCACTTAGTTGATATGATGTCAAGTCCATAGTTACTAATATCTACTTCTTTTTATATATTTATTATTTATCAATTTTTAATGTCTCTATATATAAATGAACCTTACTCTTGTTTATAAATTAATAAAAAAAATTATATTTTACATTAAAATTATAAAAATGATTAAAATATTTTTCTTCGTTTGTTTGTTCCTTATCTTAGGTATTTTCTTGTTTTATTATTTGAAAAACAGAAAAGAAGGTATGAATGAACGACGCACAGCTATTATTATTGAACCAAGAGAACATAAAGCACTTCCTTTTGTTTTAAAAAACTTTTGTAAAAATTTAGATGATAATTGGGACATTGTTATTGTTCATGGAACTAATAATGAAATTTATATTAAAAATATTATTGCAAATGACATAAAAAATAATAATCATAACATTGAATTTGTTAATTTAGGCGTTAAGAATTTAACTATTGAAGAGTATAATGAATTATTAACAACACCTAGCTTTTATGATAATATTAAAACCGAAACTTTCCTTATTTTTCAAACAGATTCAATGATATGTGAGGATTATAAAGACAATATTAATGAATTTTTAGAATATGATTATGTAGGAGCACCTAATAAAGAATGGGTAGGAAATGGCGGTCTTTCATTAAGAAAAAAAAGTAAAATGTTAGATGTTATAAAAAATTTCAAAAGAAAAGATGGACAATATGAAGACCAATATTTTACTGAAAAAGAACATAATTTAAATATTCCAGATATAACAACAGCAAATAAGTTTTCTAATGAAGGAATTTATAGTGATGAAAGTTTTGGTGTGCATAAACCATGGTGGTATTTAAATGAAGAAGAAATAAATAAAAAAGAAAGAAAATGTAAAGGATTAAAGCAACTAATTGAATTAAATAAATAATAATATCATAATTATTTATAAATGAGTAATTCTGATATTAATAAATTCAAAGATAAAGAGTCAGATTTATATGAAGAATATAAACAACCTAATGCAGCTAATCAAGATATTTCATATAAAAAAAACAAACAACATCCTATTATTTTTGAGAATAAAAATTTTATAGATCTAGAACCCAATTTTTTTAGTAATTTATATTTAGAAGGTGTTCATTTTAAACAATGTGTCTTTGGTAAATTAGAATCAGAAAATACAATTTTTCACAAATGTAGTTTTGAAGATTGCAATTTTACAAGCAACGAAGTATTAATTCAAGATTCTACATTTCGTGAAGAATGTTTATTTACAAATGTGCATAATATAACCTTTCGTAATGTATTATTTGAAACAACTATATTTGGTGCATATATAACTTCATGTTCTTTTCATGACTGTAATTTTTTAAGTTGTAATTATGAAACTTTAAATGTAATTGAAGATTCAAATTTTCATGGCACAGCAATACAAGATTCATCGAAGCATTCATTTAAAGATATTGCATTTATTTTAACTTATCTTGATTTTTGTAATTTTGAAAATCTAATATTTATTGATACAAGATTTCTTGATTCATCGATTACACATTCTGATTTCAATTATGTTGTATTTCAAAGAACTGAAGAAGAAGATGAAGATGATGAAAAATCTATTATTAAAATAACAGATACCGATGAAAATAGATTACTAAATTACTCAAATAATAGATTTAATCGCTGTGATTTAAGGCATATTGATGTTAATCATGCTAATTTTGAAAAATCTGTATTTCAACATACTAAAATGCCTTTAGTTCTCAACTATTGTAACTTTCAAACTTGTATATTTGCACTTTCCATGTTTAGTGATGACCGACCAGTCCCTAGAGGCTTAAATTTTGATTATGAACAGACTAGTTTTTATCATGCTGTAAGTTTTATGGGTTCAGTTTTTCAAGGAGTATCATTTACAAGAAATGATATGTCAAGAGTAAATTTTAGAAATATTCGTTACGAAGGAACAATATTTTTTCACGATGGATTAATTGTTAAAGGATTATTTGGAGTTCCAGATGATTTAGTAACAAGAAATATAAAATTTGAAAATTATACGCTTATTGATTGTAAATTTGCAAATGAGATACGAAATCTAAGTTTTATAAATAGCGATATACGACATAATGTATTTTATAATAATACTGAGTTTAACCAAGAGAATTATAGAAGTATAAATAATATTCATTTAGATCGACGAACGCAAAGACCTTACGAAAATTATGTTATTAATGATGTGAATGTTCCAGAATTAGATTATGTAGATGATGAAGAAGAATACGGACTTCAGATTGAAGCTCAAAAACAAAGAGTTATAAATGTTATTGAGCGTGCAATTGATGTTGAATATGAAATTCCTGAAAGTAATTCTGTTCCTAATAATAATTTTTTTCCTCAAGAAAATGATGAAACTGTTAAAATTTTTGATATTATTGAAGGTGAAATCAATTTAGATGCAGGCTTTATAAATAATTTTGAAACCAAATACCCTAACCACAAAATAATAATTAAAAAACAAAAGAATAATTGGTATCCATATTTAATTGATATGGAAAAAATTACTACATTTCTTGAGGAGGTAACAAGTGAGAAAATAAATGAGGAAATAAATGAGGAAACAAATGAGGAAAGAATTGAATCTTATTATTTATCTTTATCTAATATTATTTTTATTTGTGATGATGAACAAAATGAAGAACCAAGTGAAGAAGAATTAGGTAAATATTTATCTCAAACTGCCTATATGAATATGAAATATTTTGGAATTCAAGGATTATTAATTCCATTAACAGATATATTTGCTTTAATTAATCCACAAAATAGAGAGAAACAAATATTTATAGTAGAAAATATTCAATTTGAAGAAGAAAAAAAAGGGTTGTTATCATTAGCTTATGCAGTTAGATATCTAGGTGCTGATTGCACAGATAAACAAGTTATTACTGCTGGAGAATTACAATATTTTCATAAGTGGAAAGAAATGCTTAGAACATTAACTACACCTATAAGTAGTCGTGCTCCATCTGCTACTTCACAAATATCTACTAATACTTCTTTTATCCCTATAACAAATGGGGATAATATAACTCCTGATATTATTAACTATGAAGGAGATGAAGAAGACAATGATGATGAAGAAGATGACGAAGATGAAAATGAAAATGATAACGGTGATGAAAGTGATGGAACTGAAGAAGAAATTGTGAATATTCTTAATAATAAAAGACCTGCAGAACAAGATTATGAACCAAGTAAAAAAAGAAAAACAGGTGGAAGAACAAAAAAAAGAATTAATAAACAAAAAAATAAAAAAACAAAGAAACAAAAAACAAAAAAATAATAATCTAAAATTTACATTATTATTTTTATAAATCCATAAACTCACTTAAGTCTTGTTCTAAATTTACTTTCATTTCATCTGTAAATTCTTCTTTTTTATTAACAGGATTATTTTTCATATCTTCTATCAGTTTATTGTACTTACTTATTTGTCCATTTACCATATCTTTCTTCTTTTTTGTGCTAAATTTATTGATTATATAATTCCATATACAATGAAAAATATATATTACTAAAATTGATACCAAAATATTGCTTACCAAATATCCAATGAGACCCATTATATCTTAATTAGAAAAACGATTTTGTAATTAAACTTACAAATAATAATTAAAAGAATATAAATAGAAATTGGCCTACATTTATTATGACTGAGGTAATTGTTGTTGAGAAAACTGGTAATTTAAAAAGTGTAAATGTGAAGAAATTTAAACAAGATGAATTTTATAAACTTGCTGGATTTAAAAATAATAATAAAGAAGATTTTAAATTTCAAACTAAATGGGAAACTGAAATAAATAAAAAGAAATATAATATTTCCGTTTATGGAAAGACTGATGGACGAGCTAATCAAGAAAACAAATATGATTTCCCCCCACCCATTGACAATACACTCTTTTTTGGAGGTGTCTTATTGATTAATAAAAAAGGTGACTCTTATGTTTCTCTTTCTTTAACTGAATGGAAAGCTGTTTATGAGAATCTATTTGGTGGATTTGAAGATCTAAATAGTGATGACGATGATGAAGAAGAAGACGAAGATGAAGATGAAGACCTTGACAAAACTGCAACTGGATACGCTAAAGATGGATTTGTTGTAGAAGATGAGGAAGACGAAGATGAAGATGAAGATGACGATGACGAAGATGAAGATGAAGAGGAAATTGAGGATTATGATGATGAACTAGAAGATGAAATTGATGAAGACGATGATATTATTGAAGAAAAACCTAAAAAAGAAAAAGGAGTGCGAAGGTCATCAAGGCTAAAAAATAAATCTACGGAAAATATTTTTACATTTAATGATGATGAAATGGATGAATTTGATTGTACTAGTGAATTAAAAGAAGAGGAATATTTTGTATAAAAAATTGATTTAAATATAAAAATGTGTTATATGTAAATCATGTATAAGATTAATAACCCTGACACATTCAGAAAAAATATTAGAAAAAAACTAACTGAGTTTGAGTTAGATGAAAAAGTTGCAGGAAACCTAGAGATTGGTATTTTTAATTTTGCAATTAAAGAATCTACAAAAAATAAAATTATTAAAAAATGGGAAAATCCTCTATTTGTTCAAATTTATAGAGACCGATTTTATTCTATTTATACTAATATTAAAAAAACAGATTTGATACAAAGAATTCGTTCTAATGAGATTACACCACAAGCTGTTGCTTTTATGGACCACCAAGAAATGAATCCAGCCCATTGGAAAACATTAATTGACAAAAAGATGAAAAGAGATACTCATCTTCTAGATAAAAAAGTCCAAGCATCTACAGATATGTTCACATGTCGTAAATGTAAATCCAAGAATTGTACTTTTTATGAATTACAGACTAGAAGTGCGGATGAACCTGCTACTATTTTCGTTACATGCCTAGACTGTGGAAAAAACTGGAGATCTTAATATATAAAAAACATAAAATAAAACAGGTTACCAAGAAATAATGAAGCTGTTCTTTAAATAAATGGATTGAATTGTAAGGTCTAAATTCATCAGGGTCTAAATGTATTTCTTTACGCATAAATATTTCAAACATAAAATTGCATAGATTTTTATTTAATACTTTTACTTTTTTAATTGGACTCCTGCACATAAAGCATTTTAATTCACTATTAGTATTTGATAATTTAAAAAAACAATTAAAACATGTCTCATGAAAACAATCAAATAATATTCTATTTTCTTTAAACTTTTCATAACATAACGGACATTCCTGTAAATTATATTTTATATCTTTTTCTTTTATTCCGAATACTTTAAAAACTCCATTTGCTATATTTCTTTCTTCCATATGATTAAAATATGATAATAAATTTATTGACTTATTTATTATCATAAAAACTGGAATATATTAAATAAAGGAATAGAATTGGTATTATATATCTAAATGCTCTATTTCTCCTTTCAACATAATTTACGCCATCATCTACTGAATAATCTCCGTTATGTATATTTTGAAATTCTTCTAATACACAATTCAATATAAACATATTCTCTTTTGATAAATGTATTGCATTTATTTTTTGTCTACACATAAAACATTGTAGTTGTGATTCTTTTCTTTTTAATACATAAAAAAAATATGTTTTAAAACAATCAAAACAACATTCATGACCACAACTCAAACATACTTTATTTATTATATCGGCCTCATAACATATTGGACATTCATCCAATTCTATTGTATCTATCAATTTTAATTCATTCATTTTTATATTCATTAATAATTTCACCGTAATTATATTAATACAATATTTCTAAATCTTCTACTTTCCAATATTCACAAGCTCCATTTGTTATTGGCCTTTTAATTATAAATGGCAATTTCTTTTCGTTTAACTCTTTTTCTGCAATCAAATATCCATCTAATATGGAAGGATCCACATTCACAAACGGCTTTCCACCTGCATTTAATTGCTTTGCTCTTTCTCCTAATATTCTTGCCTTCTCATACTTTGTTAAAAATGGTACTGTTTTATGAAAAGGATCCACTATCATATTTTCTTCATTTCTTACCACCTTACTTAAAGTATCTATTTCTTCTGTCTTATGTTGCAATAGTTCTGGATGATGACTGCTTACTATATCTGTTTGCATTGAACTATCTATCTTTTGTAAATAATCTTCTTCTAAATCTGAATCATCATCTTCTTCATCATACATATCGCCTAACATTTCATCTTCAAATCTTTTTATTTGCTCATCATCATCATCTTCAACTGCTTCCTCTACATCTTCCACCTCTTCCTCTACATCTTCTACCTCTTCCTCTACATCTTCATCATTTCCTTCTATATCTGATTCTACATCAGAGTCTCCTACATTGATTTCGTCTTCAGACAAATCTATTTCATCATTATTAACCACACCTTCATCCTTCTCGTCTAGTTCTAAAGTTATATTTTGCTTACTCATTTAAATATATATATATTAATATTTATATACTTATAAATCAATTTTTTAAATTGTATTCTCATTTGTCTTCCATGTAAAATCACAACTATTGCATAAATACACATATTTCAAATCTTTATCATTTACACGAATATAAATTATTTCCGGATTCTTATCATCACTGTCTTGTTCATTTGTTTTGCATTCTTCATTCGGACACTTCAAGTTATATAATCTTGGTAAAGTTGGATCTAATTTTGTGTACTCATTTATCACTTGGTTACCGCCTATATTCTCTTGCTTATTTTCCTTAATTATACTAATCCCTTCATTATTAACTAAAGTATCAACATTTTTACAAAACCGACAATAAAACTCCAAGTTATTGGAATTTTTTTCACTAATCTTAATGTAGTACATATTATCGCATTCCGAACAAAACTTCATATTATATATTAACTAAACACTTTTTTATACTGTTTATGCTTTTAATTTTATAATCAATTTTTTATAATAAGCAAAAAATTGATTAACTATAAATATATTAAATATAGCACTATAGTATACTCAATGCCTCCTAAGAAGGTTATATCCACTCCTATTAATACAAATTCTCTTAAACCCAGTAATGCTGGTAATTTAAAAGACTTTTTAGCAAATTTTGTTTATGATAAAAATATTCACCATAATGGATATACTAACACCAGAATTGGAGATAGAAAACTAAAAATATATGGCGGCACATGGAATATACCTGATGATAAATATAATGAATTTTTAAATCTATACTATAATGAAGTCATTCTTAAAAAGAAAAAAGAATATTATACAGAGAAACAATTCCCTGACGAAGGTCCCATTGCTATTGACCTTGATTTTAGACATGACTTATCCGTTGATGAAAGACAATACGATATTAATCATATTATTAACTTTATTGACACCTATATTGGTAAGATTGAACAATTGCATCATCTTCATGACGAAGATGTATCTATTCCTATTTATGTATTTGAAAAACCAAAAGTTAATCAAGTTAAGGAAAAAAATGTTACCAAAGATGGTATTCATATTATTATTGGAATGAATTGTAACTGCCTTGTTAAGCAAATTTTGAGAAATACAATGTTAGAAGAAATGAGCTCGGTTTTTCATGATATTCCAATGATTGATGACTGGTCCTGGGATAGTGTTTTTGATGAAGGCGTCTCTAATGGAACCACTGGTTGGCAACTTTTCGGTTCCAGAAAACCAGGCAACGATAAATACGAATTGACTCATATCTTTAATTTGACTGTTGATGTTGAAAATAAAGAATTTATTCGCTCTGAAATACCTATTCAAGATTTTAACATTAAAGATAATCTTGATAAACTTAGTGTTCGTTATCATGACCATGATTCTCTTCTAATAAATGAAACTTGTGCTACTCTTTATAAAGATTTGCAGGCCAAAAAACATAAGAAAACTACAGATATACAAATTATTCAAAGTGCAAATAATATGGTATCTGATTTCTCTTTTGAAAGTATCATTAATAATTGCAATTCAAAAGAATCTATTGAAAAATTATTTTCCGAGTTTTTGCAAAATACCTCTTCCAATACAAACGATTATGAGGTATATAATATTGCTAGATATGTCAATATTTTACCTAAAAACTTTTATGGTATGGGTTCTTATGAAAAATGGATTAGGGTTTGTTGGGCATTAAAACACGCTTCTATTGAATTTGGAAATCCATTTAAATTATTTATTGTATGGCTTTATTTCAGTTCTAAATCTGACACTTTTGATATTTCTAATGGTGTTCAAGAATGCCTTTCTAAATGGAATGATGCTAATATGCTTAATAATGGTGACCTTTATAAAGGTTATACACGCATGTCTATTTATCATTGGGCTAAGCAATATGCTAGAGAAGAATATAATGAAATCGTCAGAACAAATGTTGATACTTTTATTGAAGATACATTAACATCTGTGGATGGTGAGGAAGACTGTAGCTTAGCTAATGTTATGCATGTTTATTATAATAATGAATTTATATGCACTAATACAAAAACTAATTTCTGGTATGTTTGGGATAAACACTTCTGGAAAGAAGATGATGGAGGAAATGAAATTAGATCTAAGATTACTACTGAACTCAAACCCATGTATTTTAAAAAATCTTTAAACTTATTCCCTGGTAATGGTTCCGGAGAACTTATTATTAATGAAATTGATGATGAAGATGAAAAAAGAAAAGCAAAAGGTAAAATGTCTCGTTGCACCAAAATCCTACAAAAATGTTCAAATAGTAGCAATAAATCTAGAATACATCGTGAGCTTGCAGAACAGTTCCGTGATAAAGATGGTATGTTTATGTCTAATGTTGATAATAACCCTTATTTATTCTGTTGCAAAAATGGAGTTATTGATTTTAAAGAAAAAATATTCAGAGATGGACGACCTGATGATTACATTACTAAATTTTCAAATATTGAATATCACCCGCTTACCAGTGAAAACGACCACATTGTCAAAGAAATTCATGAATTTATGAATAAACTCTTCCCCATTCCTGAATTATGTAAATATATGTGGGAACATCTTGCATCTACACTTATTGGAATTACTCCTGACCAAACTTTTAATATTTATATTGGAGAAGGTCAAAATGGTAAGTCTGTTTTACTTAAACTTATGCAACTTGTTCATGGAAATTATAAGAAAGATATTTCTACTACGGTCATTACTGATAAAAAGATGAAGATGGGTGCTGCGTCCCCTGAATATGCTCAATTACCTGGTATTCGTTATTTATGTATGACAGAGTCATCTGAAACTGAAGAAATTAATGAAGGTATTATGAAATGGCTTACTGGCGGTGACCAACTTTCCGCTCGTGGTCTATATGAGAAGAAGCTCATTCATTTTACACCTCAATTTAAAATGATACTTGCATGTAATAGCTTACCTCATATTAAAGCTACTGACCATGGAACATGGAGAAGAATTAAAGCTGTTCCTTTCTTATCTCTATTTACACATAATCCTGTTCAGAATGATAAAAAGAAGCCTTACCAATTTAAAATTGACACTACTATTGAAGATAAATTTGAAGTATGGGCTCCTGTCTTCTTAGCAATGCTTACTGAAATTGCCTTTAAAACTCAAGGTTCCGTTGGTCCTTGTAAAATTGTAGATGATGCCTGTAGAAAATATAAGAATGATAGTGATGTTATTGCTAAGTTCATTGAAGAAAAGATTGTAGCTAATCCTGAAGCACGCTTGAATAAGACTCAGCTCAATCAAGAATTCAATATTTGGTATGAAGATAATAACGATTCACATGATAGACGAAAGAAACCTACCGCAAAGAAACTTACTGATGCTGTAATTAAACAATATGGAGAACCTACTGGAAATACTTGGGAAGGTATTGAAATTATTGAAGATAATCTAAATATGGACTTCCAAAATGAATTAGTTTCTACTGTTACTGCTGACGAGCTATAAACTTATTGTAAATAATATATTTTTTATAAAATAAATTATTAAATCTCTTTTGGATTTCCAGAAAAATATACTGATTCTAAGCTATCTGTATTTTCCATTAATATTTTTGTTATTTCCTCTTTCATTTCCTGCATATTTTTTAATTCCACAAGACTATTGTTATACCAAAACTTATATACACCCACTTCGTCTGCTACATCTACTTTTGATATAATTAAATTTGTTGTTCCTGATATTATAACTGTTTTTATCAATTTATCTACATTTAAATAATTCACTAATCGTTTTCTTCCTGTTGTTGTTCCATATTCTTTACCAACTGTACACAATTTATCCAATTCTACATTATCTAATAAACTTTCCGGAAATTCTGGATCATAACCCACACGAGTATCATATATCTTTGCTGCACCGTATATTTTATTGATTTTTTTAGGAGAAAATCCCAAACTACAAGCTCCATACGGTAGCGTATTACTACTTGTTACATAAGGATAATTTCCATAATCTATATCTAACCAAAACCCTTGGGCTCCTTCACATAAAATATTTCCGTATAAATTTCCATCCCATAAAAGTCCTCTTAACCATTCTGCATGTAACGAACACGCTTTATCCAATTTGTTTAGATAATCTATCAATCTTGTCCCTGTTCGTTGATATTTATCTCTATAACAAGGTCCAATACCATTTTTTGTTGTTCCTAACTTCTTACTGAACTTATTGCTATCTTCTTCTATATGTTCTTCATAAACTACATGTGCATTTGGAGATATTTTTATTAATGATGTATCAAACTTATTTTCATTTAAATAATTTATCTCTTGTATAAAAGAATTAATATTAACTACACACCCTGGACCTATTATTGATTTTATTCCATAAAATATTCCTGATGGTATTAGATGTGTTGAATATGATTTGTCATCTACATATACTGTGTGTCCTGCATTATTACCTCCAGACCATCTACAAACAAAATCATATTTACCTGTTTTGCTTAGCTGAGATACTATTTTTCCTTTTCCTTCATCTCCCCAAGCTAATCCTACACAAATATCTACTGATTTAATATTCATTTACTATTTACTAATAGTAATATTTATATTAATATTAGTTTAAATTAGTTATTTTCACTTTCTTTATCTTTCTCCATTTTATCGTCATTAGTATTATTATTGACGTTTAAAGACATCTTGTCAGTCATCTTTTCTAGTATTCTGTTATTTTCTTTTTGTTGTTCTAACATTTGTGTCATTGCTGATATTAATCTTCGCTTTTATGAATAGGCATTATATAATAATTATATATTTTATATAAAAAACATAATTTAGGTTATTTTTATAATAACTATTTAGGAAAACATTTTTAATGTTAAAAAAATAAAAAATGTAATTCATATAAAGATCTAATATTTATATAACTTATAATATGTTAAATAAAAAAACTTATTCTTGTGGCATTTGTAAAACTACACCTGACCAAATTTCACATCATAAATCACATATTGAAACACAAAAACATAAAGATAAGCGTGAATTATTTGAATTTAAACTATCTAAATTAACCAATCAAGAATTAGAAGAAACATATAAAACCCATAATGTTGATGATATCATAAGAGAAATTGAAACAATAATATATACTCCAATTGATAAAACTAATTTATTAACTAATAATAAAAAATTGAAATTAGATATAATTAATAATACAAGTAATATAAGTGGAGAAATGAATGCTCTAAAGAATGAAATGATAGAACAAACTAATAGTGTTTCAAACAAAGAAGCGTTAAAAGATAAAATACACGAAATACATAATTATCTTAGAAATAATGGTGCTGGTTATGGTATGAACGCATTAAAAGTATTTAATATAATTTATGGATTAAAAAAAATAGAAGAAAATGGATTACTTGATAAAGTAAGTTTAAAAAAACCTGATTGTGAATTTTCGCATTTGTTAAATTTAGCAAATGAAAATAAAGATGAGCAATTGGCGGATTTAATTTTTGGCGATGTTTTGCAATCAATTTGTGATAGTGAATTGAAAGAGCTTCTATTTTATGAAATACCACAAAATATTAGAGGTTCTGTATTTGTTTATCTTATAAGAGAAATTGATAAAATTAGTATTATTGAAAAAACTTGTAATGTGTTATTATCAGGTAAAATTTATGAATACTTTATTGGTCGTGATGAGAGTGCTATTAGTGAATTAGGTGCTTATTTTACAGATAGACATATTACAAAATATATCTTAAAAAAAGCAAATCCAAAAATGAATAAAGATGGAACAATACCATCTATGATTGATATGTTTGGAGGTTCGGGCGGTTTTACAACTGAATATATAAATTATTTAAATGAAGAAAATCCGCAATTAATAAACTGGACTACTGAAATAAATAAAATTTATCATTATGATATTAACGAAGATGTCATAAAGTCTGCTGGTTTGGAATTCTTCTGTTTAACTGGTGTATTGCCTAATATGAATAATTTAAAATATAAAAATTCATTTACAGATGAATTTAATGGATTAAAGTTTAAATATCCATTAACAAATCCACCATATGGTGGAGATAAGAATTCTAAAACAGAAGCCCAAAGCAAAAGAGATAAAGTGAAAGAATATATTAAAAATGAACTTATTAATGCTACAGATGAAGGTTTGAGAATAAGAAGACAAAAACAATTGAAGAAAATAGAAGCACAAGAAAAACAAGAAAAAAAAGAACAAAATAAAACGAAGGTTTGTGTTAATTCGTGTAGTGCTAGAATTCAAAAATTTGCAAAAAATAATAATTTAAAAGGCAATGATAAAGAAAGTTGTTCTCTTATGTTATTGATGGACATTTTAGAAGTTGGTGGAACAGCCGTTGGTGTTTTAAAAGAGGGAGTAGTCTTTAACAAAACATATAAAGATTTAAGAAAATGTTTAATTGAAAATTATAATGTTAGAGAAATAATTACTGTTCCTCAAGACCAATTTGAAAACACATCAACTAAAACTGCCATTATTATATTTGATAATACTGAAGAAAAAACGAGCGAAGTAAAATTTAGTGATTTAGTGGTGAAGAAATATGAAGAAGATAAATTTGCTGAAATATTTGGTGATATTGTTATTGTTGAGAGTAAAGGAGATATTAAAGGAGTTACTGAAATTCTTATTTCAAAAGCAAGTAAAGAAAAAATATTAAGCAATCAAAAATATTCTTTACTTAATAAAGATTATAAAATACATACAATTTTATGTTCAAAAGAATATAAATTGTTTGATTTAGATGAACTATGTGAAATAAAACTAGGCACTAGAATAACAAAAAAAGATAATCTAACAGGTGATATACCAGTTTATGGGGGTGGTGATGTTTCATTTTATACAAATAAAAACAATAGAAATAAAGAAACTCTAATAGTTTCAAGATATGCAATGTCCAAAGAATGTGTTAGGTTAGTTGATAGTGAATTTTATTTAAATGATAGTGGTTTAAGCATACATAGTAAAAATCCTAATTTACAAAAATATATTAATTATTTCCTATTAAGTGATATGTGTCAAGAACATATATATAAAAATTGCACTTCTGGTAGCATTCAAAGAAATATAAATATGGATTTATTCTATAAATTAAAAATTCCAATTCCAATTAATCAAGACAAAATACAAGAATGGATAAACAAAATATCAAAACCATATAATGAGAAAAATGAAAAGTTATACAAACAATATATTCAAGAATTAATCCAAGAAGCTATTCCAAAGAAGAAAGAGGTTGTTAAAAAAACGAAACTAATTAAAGAAGAATAATTATCTTCTTCTATTTCTGTTAAATTGTAATTCGCTTGGAATATTTGTAAAATCTTTATAAAAGTCTGCTGGTTCTTTTGGCAAAATATCATATTTTTCACAATAAATATAATAATCATCCAATGATTTTATTTCTTTGCAGAAATTTATCCACTCTTGTTTAGATTGAATAAATTTTTTTGTATCAACACCCATAAAATCGTACCAATTATTCCACACTCCTTTTGATTTAAAATATTCTTCAGGAGAAGCTATAAAATTACTATGAATGTCTTGTTGTTGAATATAATCCTTTTTAGATTTTATATTCAAACTTGAATTAATAGAGCGAACATAGTTATATTCATCTTGTTCTTCTGTAAATTTAGAACCCAATGCTTTACTATATCTTAATCTCAATTTAATTTTATTCAATTCACTCATATTTTCTTCAAATATATAATCATCACAATAAATTCTCCTTTCTTCTTTTTTTGTATTTTCTTTTTTTTCTTTTTTCCCAACTGAAACAAATATTTTTTGTTCTATATTTTCATCAACATTCCTCATTTGTGAAACAATGGTTCTAACTTTTTCGTATGATTTATCTTCACTTTCCCAATCATCCGTATCAATATATGGTATAATAACATATGCTTTTTTATTAGGATTTTCAAAATCTAATCGGTTAGGTCTTAATAAATATTGAACTATTCTAGTTTCGCTCTGCATATTTCCAGCAATACATACTCCATTTAGTTTGGGTAAATCAAAACCTTCGCCGAAAATATATACACACGAAATAATACCATGAGGTGTATTTTTAAATTTATTTACTTCACTATCTAAATCATTACAATTTTTACTATGAAGAGAATTATTATAAATTTTTTCTTTTTGAATTGATAAAACATTTAATGATAAAATTTCATTTATATATTTTTTAGATAATTCCGCATCTTCTGTTGTATTAGTATATAATAATAAATGTGTTAAACCTTTATACTTTTCAAAAGATTTTAAACACATATAACACGATATAAATATTTCTTTATTGATTATATTTAATCTTAAGTTAGTTATAATTTTATCAACTTCGTCTTCTGTATTTTTCAAAACTAAAATATTATAATCTGTTATTTTTTTATTTTCTATTGCCCAATGAACTGATTTAACATCAATATATTTTCCAAAAATAGTTTCATCTTCCATAGAATATATTTCTTTATTTGTTGGTGTTTCAATAGTTTTCTCTGTTGCAGTCATAAATAATGTTTTTGAAGAAATTATCTTATGGAATAAACGAAATCCTCTATTTTCTTCTCTTTCAATGCCTACCAAGTGGTGTGCTTCATCGCCAATTTTAATTTCAAATGCAATATTTTTATCAACTAATAAATGACACGAATGATATGTTGAAATCACAAATTTAGGTTGAGAGTTAATATTATTATTAAGAAATTTTATAATTTGAGTTTTATCTGTAGATGATTTAATACCATCTGTTTCATCACCTCCAACAAACAATATGTTGGTTTTATTTGGAAATATTTTTAAAATTTCATTTTTAATTTGTTTTTGTAAATTATTACTAGGAACACCTATTACAACTGATTTAAATTCTAATAATTTCACAATTAAAATGCTTAATAAAGCTTTTCCAAGACCACACGCCCAAACAATTTTTCCAGTATTATATAAATTAAAGAACCCTTCAATAATTTCTAATATATATTGCTGATTATTGTTTGGTTCAATAATATATGATAATTCATTCACTATATTATTAGTATCACTGATTGAGTTTTTTTTACTTCGTTTAATTTTATAGTTTTGAATGATATTTTTTATTTTTAATTGATTAAATGATTTTTTAACCTTATCAACATTTGGAATATTTCTAACTCTTTCACATCTATTCATTAGATTTATTTCTTCTTTAGTCAAAATTTTATATGGTATATTTATATTTTTAAAATAAGGTTCAATTAAATCAATGATACATCTATCGTAAAATTCAGTTCCGCCACCTTTATAAATATGGAACGATTTAAAGTAATGTTTTAAACATTTATCAATAAATTTCATCTTATCTAATGTTATTTCTATAACACATATATATTCTCCTCTTTCAACTTCACCAGTAATATATGTACTACTTCTATCTTTCGCAAATGTTGCTATTCCCATTTTTATAACATTTTCCCTTTTATACCAAGCATTATCTCTAAGATAAATAGTTCCTTTTAATTGGTTCATTGTAATAAAGTTATGTATTATATTAATATGAAATTATAATCAATTTTTTATTATATTCAGGAAATAATATAAAAAATTTAAGAAATTCGGCGTTTTAAATGTGCAAAGGTGTAAATAGTTTCTTCTTGTTTTTTTGAGTTTTTTAGGATTTCCATTATTTCCAATTTATTTCCATTCTCCCAAATTATGGAAATCAAAAAATCCCAATTAATTATGTTCACTTTCTTTATCTATTGTTACTTCTTTTAAAACATTTTTTATTATTTCATCTTCATTCTTTTTCTCATCTCCATCTCCTCCTAATGCATTATAATAATAGGTCATATAATGTTGATAATCATCACAGTTTTTAGTGTCATCATAATCCATTGTTTCATTCATAACAGCAGCCATGTTTTCATTTTTCTTTGCTACTTTATTCACTGCATTCCTCAAATTCATTTTATCTTGATCTTTCTCCCATTTATCATGGTTTTTTACATATAATACTTGTCGTTTTAAATCCGTGCAATGCACTGGACGATTATGTGTTTCCAAACCTTTTATTTTATTTACTACTATATCTGATATACCCTTTACGAAACCTTTTTCGCCTGTATTTACATAATCTTCCAATGTTAATTCTATAGAATCTATAAAATCTTCTAATGACATTGCATCTTTACAAGTATCATTCAAAAATACATTCAAGTTAAAATTATTGTTAATCACAGTAGGCTGATTAATAACTGTTTTCTGTTTAATATCTATAAGTTTTTGTTGTTCATCAATTAACTCTTTCTGTAACTTTATAATATTATCTTTATCCTTTTCATTTTGTAACTTCATCATCGTGTTATCATTGTTATCGAAACAATTATTTTTATGCCTCCACAATGACATTCTATTATTAAATTCTTTATTACATATTTCACAAATAATTTTTGGGATATTTTTTGTAACATTTTGTAACATTTTTATATGCTTAGCTGTTAAACAATGTTTATCATACCCGTATTTAGTAGTGCATTTTACATCACAAAATTCACAATAATATTTTTGGAACATTTTTTCCTCCAAATTTGTAACATTTTGTAACATTTCATTATTTTTATGTTTTGCTGTGGATAAATGTTTATCAAATATACTTTTTTTGCTGCATGTATAGTTACATAAACTACAATTAAATTCTTTTTTATTTTTGGAACATTTTTTTTCAACCATTTTTTCAACAAAATCTATATTATGTTGAGAAAAAATGTTCCTAAATCATTTTTTCACGAATTATTTGAGATTTTTCAAAAAAAAGTTGTGCAGTCATATAAAAATAAATATATACTTTTAAAAGCATAATGGTCATAAATCCTATTTTCCCAAAAATGTGAAAAAAAATGATAAAAAACTAATTTTAAAAATCCTGATATGGACAAAAATAAATGTCCAAATCAGAAAATCATATGTACTTTTTTTCTTGGTTTTTTTGATTTTTTTAATTTGTTACTTATAATTCAGTATCTGTAACTACTTCTCCCATTGTGAAACCATAGAAGTATTTGTAAATAATATATATGAATTTTTCAATGTAAAAAATATAAAATGGGAATAAAATAATTAATAAAGTAAGTATTACTTTTGAATATATACTTGATTTTTTCATAATAATTATATAAATAGCTAGAAGAGCAAATAAGTAAAATGCTAATAATAGAAAATTTCTTACAACTTGATAGTCAACGCTTTTTTCGTTAAAGAACGACGCTTTTCTTTTATAGAAACTGTCTTTCATTTATATTTAAAGGATATTATAATCTTAAATATAAATATTATACTTTTGCATAATCTTCAAATTCATTGGGTTTATTAGAAGGAGTGGGTTTTACTTTATTTTTCATTTTCATGTTAGCAAAAGAGTCTTGACTATTGACACATAGATTTAATGCAGCATCATAGACGGGTTGTCCAGCTTCAGTTCCAGGACAGCATGCTGAACCTTCGCATAAACTACTGGCTTCTTGTAATCTGGCTTGATGTTTTTGTTGAACTTCTTCAGGCGTATCTACATTAGGGTGTTCAAAAACAAACTTATCATAATATAAACGGTCTCTAGAAAGCATATCAACAAAAATAGTAAAAATATAAATAATTCCAATAGCAACTAATACAAAATTAAGGATATCAAATAAGAACGAAGGTATAATAGTAACAGTATCTGACAATATTTTTAAGAAAGTATAAGCACATAAGACAATAACAAAAACCAGAACCATTTGAGTAATATGTTCTCCTCTTTTGCGTGTAGTTCTATTTAAAACTCTTAATCTGTCTTTTCCATCAATTTCTTGATCAATGATTTCTTTTTTTTGGAGTAATCTCTCATTTTCTGTAGTTACAATTTCATTAACTTTTTCTTGTAAAGCAGTATTATCTAAATCACTCATTTATATATTAAATATATATTAAATATATAAAATTTATTTGTTGAAGACATGAAAAATAAAAACAGTACTAGCAGCGAGAATACCGAGAGTATATACAAGATATTCATTTATAACAAGTTCTTTTTCATCTTTAATACTTATATCTTGTGCATTAGGTTTTCTAAGAGCCAAATCTTCTGAATATAAATAAACATAATTAGAATTAAGTTCAGTTTTATTAGTTTCATAATCTTGAACAACTTCTTCCAATGTGTCCATAGGTTCTTGAATTATAATATTTTTTGAATAAGGTTGATATGACATTATATAAAATATAAATATTATAATTCTAGTAAAAGATAGTATAAAACAGCAGCACTGACTGAATAGATAATTATGTCTCTAACTTTATACATATTTGCAATTTTTTCTCTTTCATAAGACTCGGATTGAACAGTCTTGTATAATTCTTTCATTTTTTTATCAAGTTCTTCTCTCATTTCTTTATTTTCTCTTCCTTTATTTAAAATTTCTTCAGTGGAGGTATCAAAACTTTCGTAAAATTTTTTAGCGTTTTCATCTAAATTCTTTTTGTTTTGACTGTCTAAATATTTTTTATACTGATTTTTAAAAGTATTTATGTTGTGTTCATCTTTTTTTTTCATATCAGAGAACCCTTCAATTCTCAAGTAGCCTTTTTTATCAGGTGTATTTTCAGCTTTTGCATAAAATACTTCAGGATTATTTTGACAACCGCAGCTCATATAAATAGTTATATTTATATTAGATTAAAATTATTCGTCGTTGTAATAAAAAATACTAATAAAAGAGAGAAATACAAATCTTAAAATAGAATAAATAGATGTTTGGAAAGGATAAATGATATATGGATACAAGAATAATAATACAAGAATAATATAAGATTTCCAAGTTCTATTTTTAGATTCTCTATTAATAAACTGATAAACAACAACAACCATTAAGAAATAAAAAAAGAGAAATAAAGCAGTATTAATGAGTTGAACATTTTTACCTTCTCTAGAAATATATAACACTTTAGCTTTGTATTTATCCATTTAATATATACAAAGAAACTATTTTTTAATAATGATGAAAAGTAATATGCCAATTCCAACAATTAGATTAGCAGTTTCAATGAATTCTCTATTATAAAAACTTTTTTTATCTTCATAGTTTCTTTCGGAAACTTCATTTTCTTCTTCAACTTGACTAATCATGATATACATATTTATTATATTTTATTTTCTAAATATGAGTTAAACACATACACGATAATAGTTGGCTTCAACACTAGTAACACTATTTCGTGTTAGATGACACACTTGGCCAGGTCTAATACACATAGCTAGAGATTGAGGGTCAAATCTAGAAATTTCGGGTAATTGAGATAAATCTTTAATATTGTATGTATCCTTTAATTTTTCAAGTTCTTCTGGTGTTAGAACTCTACATTGAGGAACAAGTTCATGTTTTAATATATTGAATTGCAATCTCTTAATGTTATGAATAACTACAAAAATTCCATCTTTATCAAATAAATACTTAATTTTGTTAATAATAGTATCATTAGGTTGTTCATCGGTAATAATAACTAAAGTGTCATTTTTGGTTAAAATATTTTCAATTTCAAACAAATCTTCAATAATTTGGTCTAAAGTATTTGGTTTAATTTGCTTACTATCAAGATAGTATTTTACATAAACCTTCGTGTTGTTACTTTTATGATTGAATTGTAAATCAAGTTGTTTTTTTTGATACATAGCATCAATCTCAGCAATATTGAATTCTTCGTATTGACTCACATCAAAATCTTGAGCACTTAACAATTCAAAGATTGTTTGACGAGATTTATACAGCTTTAAGATTCTATTATTTGAACTGGACATTTATATAATATAGTATGATACCTTTTTATATAAATTATCAATTTTTTATTCTACTTTCTTAATAACTAATTTATCAAAATTAGTATTGGTAGGAGTAGCAGGAGGTTCAATTAATTGAGAACTTCCACCATCATTTGTTTTAATATAATCATTTATGTCTGGTATTTTTGAGGTGGTTGATGTGCTGTTATTTACAGTGTATTCATTTGCACCTCCTGAAATCTCTTCGTGTGCTTCGCCACCTGTAGAAAAGTCATTACCTCCATTCATAATTTTAAAAACAGGTTGGAAGTTAATTGTTGGAGGATTTCCATTATTAGGGTTGCCGCCATATTGACTATTCTCGTCTAATCCAGCTGTAGGTTTTACTGTGTCTGCAAAAGGAGAAGTATGAATAAAATCATTTAATTTTTGTATATCGTTTCCAGTAACAACCTTAATAGTATCAGCGGTGTCTAAACCTTCAACATCTTGTGTTTCAATATGGATAAAAGGCTCATTGATTTTGGTAATACTCCATTGTCTATTTCTTTTGGAATCAGATAAAAAGACAACAAGTTCTCCGATATCAAATTTTCTACTGGCTTCGTTTAAGCTTAGATTAGAAGGAGGCGTGTCAGTGGGAGGAGGAGGTATTTCTTCACCAGGACTCAATGAATCAATAGCATATCCTTTTGGAGCATTATCGGGAGGAGTGTCTAATGGACTATGTGGTGAAAATAATGGTTTTTCTTCTAGAGAGCCGGTTGATTGGATGCTCTTTTTACTATCAGGAGTTATAGGGTGATAAGATTCACTGTCTGCTGGACTGACAGCACTATTTAAAGCAGCTGTAACATCAACAATATTTTCAGGTTCTTCCTTAGTTTCTTCTTTAGATTCAACCTCTTCTATAATAGGATCTTTCAATGGATTCTTCAATGCTTCATTTATATCTTGAATAATTTCCTTAGAAGTCTTTTTAGATTTCAAAAGTGTTTCAATATTTACAGAATTGGTCATATTTTCAATTTGTTCAATATTTTCATCTGTAATAATTCTCATTTGTACATTAATGGCCATAAGTTCTTGCATAAGTAATTTGAAAGAATAAGGAACACTTAATATACTGAAAGAACGACCATATTTGGTAACATTTTGTAAGTTCAAGTTATTATCAACACTATTAAGGAATTTAATAGGTCCATCAATTAATGGGCTCATAAATATATTTTTATTAGGATTATAAAGACACATAAGACCAGTAGCATTACAAACAGCAATATGATATTTATCAGATCTTTCATTCATTGATTCTCTTAAAAATTCAGATGCTCCATGACCAACAAGTCCATCGCGTTCCATCTCTCCGATTCTTAAACCTCCATCATTTGCTCTACCACTAACAGGTTGTTTTGTTAAAGTGGTTTTAGGTCCAGATGAGCGATAATTAATTTTATCTTTAACCATATGTTTAAGTCTCATATAGTAATTAGGACCTATGAAAACATCAGATTCAAGTTGTTGTCCAGTCATACCATTATATAATATTTCATTGCCACTAGAATGATATCCAAGTTCTGTTAATAATTTACCATATACACCAATCTTAGAACCATCATTAACAAAAGCAGTGCAATCACCAAAACAACCAAGTTGAACACTAGCTTTTCCGACTAAACATTCAACTAATTGTCCAATAGTCATTCTAGTAGGAATAGCATGTGGATTAATAATAAGGTCGGGTTTTAATCCATCTTTTGTAAAAGGCATATCAGCTTCAGGAATAATCATACCAATGGTTCCCTTTTGTCCAGCTCTAGATGCCATTTTATCTCCAATAGCAGGGACTCTATCTTCTCTAACTCTAACTTTTGCAATTCTAGTGCCTTCTTCGCCTTCTGTAATAAATGACTTATCAACAATTCCTTTTTGTCCTTTTTTAGGTCCAATGGATAAATCGCTAGAAACATTTTCTTTATCAATATCGTCCATTGTCATTCCAATTAAAATAGTTTTATCATTTACTTCAGTTTCTTCTTTAATCAGTCCATGTTTATCAAGCTTATTGTAATCAAAACCCTGTTTCAATTTAACACTAGATTCATCATTTTCAATATTCTTAATAACTTTATTTCGCATTTGGTCATTAATTTTTTCTTTTTCTTCGTGTGTTTCATAAGAACTATAATAAGTGGTTTTAAATAAACCTCTTTTAATGGCTCCCTCATTAATTAAAATGGCATCTTCAACATTGTAACCAGTATAACACATAATAGCAACAATAGTATTAGAACCATAAGCGTTTTGACCATTATCAATATATTCAAGATATCTACTTCTTACGATGGGACTTTGACCATAATTTAATACGATTCCAGTTTTATCCAATCTTAGATGGTGATTAGAATGATAAAGAGAACATGCTTGCTTACTTTGACCACAAGAGAAAGAATTACGAGTTCCAGGATTATTCTCAGGAAAATTAATTAAATTACACATAACACCAAAAATGAATGATTGATGTATTTCCATATGAGTAAAATGTTTATTTTCAGTTAAATGTTCTTTTGATAATGCAATAAGGGATTGTTCTGTTTCATTAGAGTCAATATAATCAATAATACCTTTTTTAGCGTTGAATTTTTCTAGTCGTGCAGGATTTTTATCTTTTACTTCAGTGTAAAGGTCATCTAATTCATATAAAAGATTATCTTTATAATTGAAATTAATTTTCTTTTCGTTCCATCCAGTTAAAAGTTGAGACCAAGATAATTCATTTTTCTGTATTAATTCTACAAGTTCTTCACTTTCATAAGAGAATTTCTTATTGTTTTCATCATAATAGAAAATGGGTCTGCAGATTCTACCTCCGTCAGTATAAATATAGATGGCTTTAGATTTAACATCAAAAGAAACACTAGTAAATGTGGGTATAAGACCATTTCTTCTGAATAATTTAATCTTTTCAATGGTCTCATGTGGTTCATCAATAACACCACACCAGTATCCATTAACAAATACTTTAATTTTTTTAGCAATGACGGGTAATGCGTAATCATTAATAGGTTTTAAAGCAACTTTTTCTTTTAGCCATTCAATAATTAATGTTCTGGAATAAGGTTGAGAAATATAACTAGAAATAGCCAAATGTTTATGTAAGCCAATATTTCCACCATCGGGTGTATCAATAGGGTCTATAAAACCCCAGTGAGAACCGTGTAAAACACGAGGTCCAACAACTTTTGCAGTAGCATCCATTGGTAAATTAGTTTTTCTAAGATGACTAATCATAGAATTAAATGAAAGTCTATTAAGGTCTTGAACAATGCCGACTTTTTTAGTATGTGCATAAGCTCCCCAATTACCCTTCATTGCTTTTCTGAATCCTTCTTCAACCAATTTTTGATTAAAAATAGGTCTATTTTGCATAATGAGACCATACATGTTCTTAGCATAAATATTTTGATTGAAATAAACAATTTTTTCAAGGTCTTGTTGAATTTTACGCTGTTGAATACTATAATAATCTCTAAAAAGATCATACATAAGAGAACCGACTAGTTCAATTCTTTTAAATTTAAAATGGTCTCTATCAGTAGGAGTTTGAATATTTTTATGAACTTTGAGTAAATCAAATACCATATTACCCAAGAAATATGCTTTTTCGTTAAAATTAGTTTCACCGATGTGAGGTAAAAAGTAATCAGTTAATATTTCAAGAGCATGATGCATGGTTTTACCTTTTGTAAGAGTTCCAATATAAAAAAGTGCATCATTTTGATTATATACGAAGCTTCCATCATGAACTGAAGGTTGGAAAAAATCAACAAAATCTTCATATTTTTCAATATCTAAGAGACAATATTCAATAATTTTTTTATCACTAAGAATACCCAAGGCACGAAATAATATAAAAAGTGGAATATCAGAACGGACATTAGGTAGTTTTACAACAATTTGATGATTAGAATATTGTTTAGTAGGATTGACAATACCAACTACTAAGTTTCTTCTAGGCTTAGATACATTTTCAGATACAGATTTAATTTCTGCAGTGGTTAAATAAGTAGGTTCCTGAGTTTCATGTTTTTTAATATAAAGCATATTATCTCCGAATTTTTCCTGAGAAACGATAGTTTTTTCTTTACCATCAATAATAAAATAACCTCCAACATCATTTAAGCATTCACCAAGTTCATATCTAGAAGTTTTAGGTAATCCTTTTAGAATACAAAAATCACTTTGTAACATAATAGGGAATTTACCAAGATATACTTTTTCAAGTGTTAAATCTCTTTTTTGAATATTTTTTCCGATAAGAGAATCTTGTGTTTTTTCTTTCATCTTAGCAGCTTCATTAACACTAAAATTAGCAATATTAATATTACCCTTTTTAGCACCGCCATCTTTATCTTGTTCAATGAGTAAATCAGGTTCTTCTGAATCATCTAAAATGTTTATAAATTCAATGTCAATATCATAATGTATTGTCATTCCATAAGTCATATTTCGTAGTCTAGCTTCGTTTGGATACATATAATGAATATTGTTATCATTATCATAAATAATAGGTTTGCCAAAATATATTTTGTTTCCTTCTTTTCCTCCAAAATACATAACACACTTAGAACGGTATTCTTCTAACTCATTGTCATATAATGCGAAAATTTCAACAGGATTTTTTTCTTTAAAAATTTGAAAAATTCCGTGTTTGAAAAAGTCATTATAAGATTCAATATGATGGGTTACTAAATTTTGAGGATTATCTTCAAAATATTTGTGAATAACTTTCCATAAATCTTCGTTTTCCATAAGTAACTATATATAAAATACAGTATATATTTTATGTTATTTTATTTAGCAAATTAATATCTTTTAATAAATTATAAATGGAAAAGCTTTTTAAGACTTTATTCGGTCCTCTTGACCAAAAATACTGCAATTATTTCTTATTTCTTTCAATTTTAGGGTTCGTTCTTTTAGCCTTATTTTTGATTTCTTTTGTATTTGTTGGTGTAATGACAAAGAAGCCTTTTGATTTCTATTTAGGAGGTCTATTTGTAGCATTAACTTATTTATTATTTTATTTCCAATCTCGCTTATTACATTCAATGTGTGCTGGAACTTTAATTAAATAAATGAGTTATATTTATTAAAAAAGGTTAGTTTTATAATATAAGATAATGGATATTTTATATTATAGCAATTATTGTAAGCACAGTAAGAATGTTATAGGTATCCTTACAAAAAATAATATGAACGATAAATTAAGTTTCATATGTATAGATAATAGAAAGAAAGACCCTCAAACAAATCAAACATATATATCTCTAGAAAATGGAAGTAAAGTAATACTACCTCCAAATGTTCAACGAGTTCCAGCATTATTATGTGTAAAGAAGAGTTATCAATTAATATATGGAAATGATATTTTAAAATACTTTCATAGAGATATTAAGCAGGCAAATTTAAATGCTACTCAATTTGAAGGCGAACCAAGTGCCTATAGTTTTATAGGAAGTAGCGGTGGAACAAATATATTTTCTGAAAAATTTACGAGTTATTCAATGACGCCAGATGAATTAAGTGCAAAAGGAGTGAGTAGTAATAGACCATTGTATAATTATGTTTCGTATTCTGATAAAGTAGAAGTTATCAATACCCCAGATGATACATATAAACCAGATAAAATAGGAAGTGATTTAACAATAGATCAATTACAACAACAACGAATGAATGAAATAGAAAATAAATAAATAAGTTAAATTATTTAAATAATAATAAGTAAAGAGATTAGTATGGATAAAAAAACCATTTCTAAAGCATTTAACAATCTTTTTTTTGATTTTTTAGATGATGTTTTAGTAGTATTTCCTGAGAGTAAAGAAATACTGCATGCTAAGAAATCATTTGGTTTATTAAGAACAGCCAACCCAACTATTTTAATCAAAGCATGGAAAACACATGTATATGATAAATATCAAGAACATATTGATGGAGGAGATATTTCTTTTTTCTTTGAAAAAGATTATAGTGGAGATTTAAAAGATGTTAGAGGTGGAGATGATATCATAAAGATGATAGATAATATAAGAGGACCATTAGCAGGTATGGACGAAAATAATAAAAAACATTCTGCTGATTATGTATTAAAATTAAGTAAATTGTCAGTAATGTATCAAGATATTATAAAGGGATAATATAAATGGAACCTATTAAATTATTAAAAACAACTGTTTTTGCATCATTAATTGTTCAAATAATTACAGGAATTTTAAATATAGGAGTAGCTGCATTTGATTTCAAAGCATTTACATTTAGCGATGAAAGTAAAATTTTAGTGAAACTTTTATGGTTAGCCATTTTTGTACAAATTATAGAAGGTATTTTTTATGTTTGGTTAGCTAATTCATTTGATTTTGTAAAAAATATAACAGTATATCGTTATTATGACTGGTTTATAACAACACCAACCATGTTATTTATATTAATTGTCTATTTGTCTTATTTGAACGATAAAGAAAAAATTAAGAAAGAGGATTCACAAAATATAAACAACATTTTATTAGATAAAGAAGATGAATTAGATGAAAAGAAACTTCAAACAAATTTATTAGCGTTTTTAAAGGAAAATAGAGTATTATTTTCAATTATTGTAATATTAAATGCGTTAATGTTATTAGCAGGATTTTCAGGTGAAATGGGTTGGATAAAAAATAGCACAGCTGTAATGTTGGGTTTTATACCGTTTATTGGGTATTTTTATTTAATACATGAGTATTATGCAAAATTTACAAAAACAGGTAGTCTGTTATTTTGGATATTTACAGGAATATGGTCTTTGTATGGATTTTCTGCACTAGCACCTTATATTCCTAAGAATATTTC